GGGCGGTCTGCTGCAGCGGGAGGTACTGCTGAGAGCATCCGCTTGCGCTCTGAGCAAAATTCGGGCAGCCATACGTTGTGCTCCCCCTCTTTTTCATACGCTTGCCCAAAACTAGAATGCTACAGTGTGTGTGCGTTTGCTGTATTACTAAAGGCATACGTCGAAGTGTATATTATAGCTCTATATAGTACTATAGTGCTATGTAGTATATACTGTATAGCACTTTCTTCTTTTATTGCTCTATTAAGCTTAGACTTAACATAAGCTTATAATATTGCTGTAAGGCCTAACGTATAGCTCTATAGTATACGTTATGCTCCCCCGCGATTTTTAACGCTATGCTGGATGTAGTTTATAGCAGTGCTGTGTGCTGGGGTGAGAAAAACCGCTGGTACAAGGCTTTATATAATCTCAGCGTATTGTATTTTTTACTGTGCTCCTACTAAAAAATGGAGTGCTGGAAGTGAAAGAAAATGAAGCAAAACATAGATATAGATGCTCTATCTGAAAAGCAATTGCTCTTATTAGAGAAGTTGCTGCAAAAGATGGGCAAGTCAGCAAAACCCCGAAGAAAAACCGGCAAGAAAACCTGCCGTGATTTGAAGAAGCGATTCAATCCGCTAAGACCCCATCCCAGCGATGTTATACGCTGTATTGCATTTGAAAGAGCACAAGGTAATCCTAATGCTCAATCAGATGGTTACAAGCGAGCAAAATCTGAAATGGTCGAGCGAATCAAAGAGTCCGAGCAAACAATGCGCCGTATGCATACTAACCTTGCTGAGGGTAGATTATACCACGGCACTACTGATATGAAAAATCGCTGGATAGGAACCAAACAGCTGGATGTGAAAATATGAGCAGCAAAGAGTGGAATGAAATGAGCGATGTAGAAAAGTGGGAGCATTGTCTTGATAAATGGGAGCGAGAGAAATGGAATATGCTGCGTAAATATTTAACGCCGCAACAACTAGAAGCAGTGAGTAACGTTAACGGCATTGTAAGAAAGATGCGCTGGGGTTTAAAGAAAGAGCTGGAAAATGAACATACGCTGGCATTGTGTAAGATTGCCGAAGAATCATATGAGGCTGGATATAATGACAGCACGGAGGATGAACACTATGCTGACTAAAAAAGAAGCAGAACGGGTCAGAGATATGCTGGCTTATTTCAAACGGCTGGGTTATACCAAACCTATGCTCAATCTACATCCGACTGACGGCAAGATTAAAGAAGCAATTAAACAGTCAACTGCTGTGTGGTTTGAAAAGAAAGCAGATGATATACACGAGTTAGCAATGGATGACTTTCTCAAAGCAATGTTTACAGTCTTAGCAGAGAAAAAGCTGCGAGACAAGATACTGCTGGAGATAAAGAAACTCGGCGGAGTAGGGTATAAAAGCGGTGGAATCCACGGCAAATATACTTATCACAGCGACACGAGTCGTGTAGACGGCAGACTAATCAGGAGGAAGCGAAGATGACCGAAGTATTTTACATTAAAGAATTTCCCGGCAATGCATATCGCTGGGTAGGCGAAGGTAACGATATGAATTTACAAACTGCTCCGTTGTTCAAAGACGGCAGTATTGACCACGAACAATGGGGTGAAGTTAGCGAAATGGAAGAACCTCGCTGGTGGATGAGAGGTAAATACGGCGGAGGTTGTGATGATTAAAGCAGTCGATAGGATGGGAGTGGAGCAAAAATTTTCTTTATGCTTTTCACTTTCACAGTGCTCTATTCCTATCCCGACAAATAAATTTTCCGTTATGCCGCCGTGCACCCCGCAGCGTGAGATTGCGCTGAGAAAAGAGAATTATGCTGCGGCACACAACCAAATACTGCTCAAACAAGGTATTATATATTCGGAGCGTGTTGGGAAAAATAAAAAGCTAGGAGAGAAAAAATAATGCCGGAAGAAGAAACAAACAACAGCAATTGCCAATGCGAAGTCTGCTCGACTGACCTCGAAGAAGATGCCGTCATTGAGTCAACCCATCAGTATGAGATTGTATGCTCTGACTGTCACAACAATATGGTGTGTTGTGATGGCTGCGGAGAAACTTTCACAAACGACAATGCACCTTACAGCACTTGTTCTGGAGAACCGGTGTGTTCTGATTGCTCTAACAATATGTCAAGCTGTGAGTATTGTGGCGAACTTATCAACACAGACCACGGCGAATATTATTATGATGAAAACTACGGTGAGTATTGCTGTAGTGACCACGCTAATGACCAAGAGTTATCTTGGAGCTGTTCTCGTTGTGACCGCACTATGTATTTTACTGACGCTGGGACAGATTATGGAGACAGTGAACTTTGTTATGACTGCTACCACAATCCTGAGTCCAGCCTTGCAGATGATGTTCATCGCTGGCTTGACCACGATGTCGTGTCTGGTAGTTATCAATCGCTAAGTTCATCTGCTCAGTCACAACTGAATTGGTTTTACAGTTACAACAACGACAATTACGAACACAGCAACTTACAGATTCTCAAGGGCGGTTTGGAACTTAACAGCTTTGGTTATGCAGAAAGCTGTATCAAAGTCGCATCGCCGATTTACAAAGACTTTGCTTACATTCTCAAAGAGATGATTGGTAGTGAATTGTTCTTTACACGTCACAAAAAATACGGCCTTTATCATCCTTTACGTCACTTGTTTCACAGCTGTATCAAATACTATGACCGGCAAAACGGTGACAGTTACAACTATCGTGGTGGCACAGCAATCGATTTCGAATCTGTTGTTACAGATTTGAACCGCTACAGTGTAGAAGGTTCTTACGCAGAAAAGATTACAGAAATGCTGCGCACTAACAAGACTGAAGATGGTGGTAATCTACGACGAGCAGTTACTAATGTCTTCAATCGTTCACTCAAAGAACGCTTTGACTATTTCAACTTACGAAGAATGGATGACCAATTGGCAGCAAAACGATACAATCAGTATCTAACCAATGCTGTTGATGTCGAGTATCCACTGCAAATCGGTTTTGACCCAACAGACCTAAAAGATGTTGCCGAGTTCAATGCGAGTGTCGGCTCTTGTCAAGACCAATCTAATCGTGGTTCTTACAGCTTTGGCTTTGCAGATTTGCTGGTCAACCCTCACCTCTTTGCTCTTATCCGTGATGACAACAACGAAATCATTGGTCGCTCGGTTATCAGATTTTTCAAACACAACTGGGATGATGACAGCGAACCTGTGTCTGTTGCTCCTTCACGTCTCTATTTAAAGCGAAACACTCAAGCAAAGAAAGAGTTCTATGTCCAGCTATTTAAACAGATAGATGCTTGGGCATACACAGCATTTGATTCGCATCGGATGATTGCATATTCCAGCTCAAGACACGACTCGAGCGTTTACAGTTATATACGAGACAGTTTCAACTTTACTGACCGCACGGTCAACAAATCGCTGCAGACTCAACGATGGTTTGCCTTCTGGCACACTAAACCTCGTGACAGTTCTGCCGACTATTCCTATTATCAAGACGAGGCACAACACACTAGAGTGGTTGGCATTCGCAACGGCGGACAAGGTGACTATGCTATGCAAGAAACTATGTCCGATTACGATTACAAAATTATTGGAGCAAACAATGAAAACTAAAACAGAAATGAAAACAGAAGCAAAAGACAGTCGTCTAACTGCTTTCCCTGTTTCTACTGCATCAATGGATGACAAGACACTGCTGAAATCTATGTTTGATATATTCAGTCCTAGTGGAGCAGAACATCCTATGATTGCATTTGTGACGAACTACCTCCGTGACAATGAGATAGAGCATACTGTAGACAGTATGGGTAATATCTATTTCACCAATCACATCGAGGGAGACCGCCGCATACTTCTCAACGCACATATGGACACAGTTGGTTCTGCTGTCCCTGAAGTTGTTGAGGAGCAGAAAGATGGTAAGACAGTATTCCGTTCAACTAACAATCAAGTTATTGGCGGTGACGACAAGTGTGGTGTATTCGCTGTCCTCAAGTGTATCACCAACAGAACGCTAGTTACCCCGCTGTCAGGGTTACTATGTGTAGCAGAAGAGACAGGACTAAACGGTAGTGACTTCGCTATGTCCAATCACAAAGATATGTTCGATGACGTTGTGTTCAACATTACTATCGACCGCCGTGGTTGTGACGAAATCATCACCAAGAACAGTGACGTTCAACTGTGCTCTGACAAACTTGATGCAAAGCTCGGTGAGTGGGGCAAAGACTTTGGTCTCAAGACATCCACCGGTTCTATATCAGATGTCAGCAATATTGTCAAAGAGTTACAAATCAATGGCATCAATCTATTCGCTGGTTACTACAATGCACACAGTGGTAGTGAGTATGTTGTATACGAAGAACTTATGCAAGCAGTTCAATTCATCGAGTATCTTGCACCAACGCTTCATACATACTTCAGTCTAAATCCTGATAACATCAAATACAAACCTACTGCTTCATACAGTTGGGGTGGCGGTGTTTACAGTTATGCAAACTACGAAAGATATGATGCATACAGCCAAACAGAATACAATGGTATCAAATACTACAGTAACAGCTCTGGTGTTTACAGTAGTAAGACTGATGTAGACCTTGACGAAGCACTTGATATGTTCGATGCTATTATGGACCACATTGAAGATGCAACAGGTAGTATTGGTATGTTCGATGCATTACAAAGCAAAGGTCACGTCTATCTCAGTGCGTCTCACAAATCTATTGTGATTGATGAGGGATGGAGCGACTTCTTTGTGGAGTTATCAGAAGTCAATCAGTACATCGTAATCGGTAGTGGTGGCGACGGAACTGACGCAGTGATTTCAATCAAAGAAATGCAAGACTTCGAAGATGCTTTGAAGATTGCAGAACAAGCAAATGCTTTTGATATGGAGGAAGAATAATGGTTCAAGTAAAGATAGAATGCCCTGATTGTGACGATGGCGGCAATGTTAGATTAGTTAATGAAACTAAACACAATCACGAATGTTACAGATGTGCGTGCTGTTCTGGAGAGTTCTTTCCAGATGAAATGAAGCGAACAGAGTTACGATACTCTGTATTCACAAATGATGACGGTAGAACTGTGTTTATTGCTAACACAGAAAAACGCAAAGAAGTACTTCGTAAGCAACTTGAACACGCAAGAGCTGTCAAAAGAAAAAGAATCATTGGTACATCTCGCCGTGAAAAGAGTTTACTCAGGAGGATAAAAAAATAGTGCTCCGGTCTCCCCGCAGCACAACACTCGCAGTGGACAGGAAGGAAGTCAAACACAGTTTGTTTAGTTTGTTTCGCTTTCAACATAGGGGTTTTGCAATTTCCCCTGTTCCTACGGCTTCCTTCCCCACAAATGGAGAACACAAATGACACAGACAATAGTAATCAACGCTGAGAAGTTCAAAGAAGACCGCGAAAGAGTTCATATTATCGCTGAGTTAGGTGATATAATGGATGACTTTTCAAGGCCTCACGCTTCGCTAGTGAGAAACTGCACACGCAATCAGTTTACTGAGCAAGAACTTGAGATATTTCATCGTATACAAGGTGAAACCCGTTGTAGAAGATGGGTTGTGCTCTACAAAAAGAACGGTCGGACAATCAAGTTCGAAACGCAAAGGTATGACAGCATCATACACACTAGATTGCTGGGTGGTCTTGATGACGATTCAATCACAGGAGATATTGTGCTGTATAAAACTGGTCAAAGACAAGGATGGCCTTATCGCACTGCTGATGAGCATTACAGCGGGTCACATCACTTTATTACAGGCAACGTGAATATTCCTGAGATATACTCATCAAACAGAGATTTAAGGCTTGATGATACTCACAATGAACTTTACCAAGCATATTGCGAAGAAGTATTTCCTGACTATCATTCTAGTTCGTTAAAACGAGCTATGAGCTACAGACTATATGTATTGATGCATATGACTTATGATGAATGGGTCAACACATTTAATGGTTCATTTAGTGAAGATGGTAGACAAATTATGAGAGCAGGGCATCTTATATGGACTGACGGTGAAGTTACGAGAGATTGGCAAATTGGAGGTATGCCGCACCCAAGATTTTAAATAAGATAACAACGTAATGAAAGGTAGGTAGTGGAAACTGAATTCTGGCTGCGACAATCCTCTGTAGCAGCAATCGTAAGTAGGCATACACTAAATTTTGCGTATCCGCTACCTGCCCATTACAAGGACAAAATATGAACGAACACGAAACAAAACTGTTTGAATTGCTATTAGCTGAAATATTCAAGAACAAAATTGTGCTTGAAGAACTTGAAGCTGACTTATTTGGTGGAGACACCTTACTTGACATTCCTGCTGGTGTTGATTTGAAAAACAAATTAATAGGTGAGTATGAGAAAGATGACGGCAAATCTTTTGAATATGGCCCTATATTATTTGATGAATCAAAACTACAACCATCGGCTATCAGGGAAAACGTAATGGAAGGAAATAGAAATGACAACAAAAGAAAAAAAGAATAACATAAAGAAAATGCTAAAACTCACAGGAGACTACGGCAAAATACAAAGACAAAGTGTGCGTGATGAAAACGTTGAGTTTTTAGAGAACGTAAAATTCGGGTTGTATGGTTTATCAGCAGAGATAAATGAAATGCAAAAACAAATTGATTTTTACATTCGTAGACAAAAAAAAAGTAATGACAATGTTACTTTAGAAGAATTGAAGGAGAGTTACAGCATCTGCGATAATGACTGAGCACAACGAAGAACCAGACTGTACAAAACGTGGCACAGGCTGGGTTGATTTTAATACACTCAACAGAAGAGTGGTCAAAAAGCTACGTATAAAAAGGAGAAAACGAAATGAAAAGAATATATCAGATAGAGATAGACACGCGAGACTTTGAGAGTCTCTATGCATACCGATTAGGTATCGAGCAACAACACCCACTGCCTGAAGAACAAATGGTTGTTCACGATATTCTGTGGCAGATAACTGAGCAAGAGATTGACAGGGGAACAGATGTATATTATGAGGCTGAAATATGATAGACCCACAGGTGTATCAAGCTGCTGCAACTGTTGGAATGTTAATACTTACTATTGCTATATGGTGGGTAGTGATTCGATATGAGTGATGGTAGATTAGAAGCAGAAGAAAGACAGGGTCTTGAAGATAAGTATTTACATATGTGTCAAGTTGCTGAGGATTCTGCGAGAGAACTTATGGAAAGAGATAAAATGCTATCAGGTGCTTTCAATAGAGAGAAAGATTTGTTAGCAAAAATTCATAACTTAGAATCGCTTTTAGATGAAGTAACTAATAAATTAGAAAATCTTTTAAAAGAGGGGCCTATTGAATAACTATGGATTCGATGATAGATATATGCGATTTTGTTGACGGCAGTGGCATCACTGAATGCCCTGACTGCGGTGAAATAGTAGAGACGGAGTTTGATGAGAAAGAAGAGATAGATACTTGTCCATACTGCTACAATGGTAAATATATGTATGGTGATATATGAATGAAGAGAAAGGGATTACAAAGAATGATAGACGAAATGCAGTTCTTCAAACTGCCGATATTCGAGGTGAAGAAAGTTGAGAAGAAAACACTTACTGATAAAAGAAACAGGTAGCACTGCTTGTGGAGTGAAAGGTTTGACAGTTCAAGAAAAATATCATATGAGCAAACCGTTTTGGAATAGGCACATAAACTGTGCTAAATGTAAGAGGTTAATGGATGCATAATGGTTACAAAACTGAAGTAGGACCTCGTAAAAATCACGGTGGTTATGCCAAATGGAATTGGTGCTCAATGTGTACATCAGTGTGGGATAAAACGTATAAAAGATGTCCTGATTGTAATCAAGCGATTAGAGTAAAATCGAGGTATAAATGAGTAATTACACTGTTTGTAACACTTGTAAATGTAGACTATTTTTAAATTACGTTAGGTATAGAGACACTGCTGGTAATCCATACTGTCACATTTGTTACCAAAGATTAGTTAAGCCAGAAGATAGGGTTTACATATGAGTAATTTTTATATAGTACGCTCTTCTAATAGCCTAATAGAGCATACTAAGCATTTGTATGACAAGCATATGTTTATAGCAACTTTGCTTAATAGAGCACGGAGAGAAAATGACTGAAGAAGAAATAATAGAAAACGAAGAGACATTTGACGAAGAAGCAGAAGACTTATTCGATATGGCTAATGAAGAGGCAGACAACGTAGTGATTAAAAGAGAACTTAAATATGCTACGTTTGAGTATGACGAAACTGAAAAAACGATTAAAATCGAAACTAAGTCAGATAAAATGCCAGACCAAAACATACACGAAACTGATGAGCAGTATCAAGAGAGACTTGAATCACATCAACCTCCCGTAAACGGTAGAATCAAACTGAATAAAGTATATAGTTTTGCACTGCTAAGATTTGTGATAAGGATTGCACAACGCAATTGGTTTAGGAAAGTTAAGAAGTGACCGAAGAACAGTTCGACGTAGCCGTGAAGTTTGTACACTTCTTTATGAGATTTATGGAAAAGATATATCTCGGCGAAGATAAGTGGGAAGGTGATTGGTGGTAAAACCTGATTTACTTCAAGGAAATGCCGTTGACGTAGTGAAAACGTTAGATGATGATTCAATACAATGTGTTGTGACTTCTCCACCTTATTGGGCTTTAAGAGATTACGGAGACGATGAGCAGTTTGGTTGTGAACCAACCGTAGAAGATTATGCAGCAAACTTAGTTAGACTATTTGAAGAAATAAAACCTAAGCTAAAAGATGACGGAACAGTATGGTTAAACATTGGAGATTGTTATGCTGGTTACTCAGGCAATACGGGTGGGGCGACCGGTAGTGATTTGAGAGGGACTAGAAACACAACAATAGTAAAAACAGGAAGTAATTTGAAAAAACGAGATTTAGTAGGTGTGCCGTGGGTAGCTGCGTTTGCGTTGAGAGAAGCAGGTTGGTATCTAAGATGTGATATTGTGTGGGCAAAACCAAACCCTATACCTGAAAGCGTAAAGAACAGACCAACACGGTCACACGAATTTATATTTTTATTATCTAAAAACCCACAGTATTATTATGATATGGATGCGATAAGAGAACCACTAGCAAAACCTGTAGGTAAGAAAGTAAATAGTAGAGGTGAAAGATTGATTGTAGGAAATCCAAAAGGAAAAAACTCGCGTGATGTTTGGTGGATTGCACCTAAACCTATACGAGGTTCTCACATTGCTGTGTTTCCCCCAGACTTACCAAAGAAGTGTATACTTGCTGGGAGTAAACCCGGCGATATAGTACTGGACCCATTCTCAGGAAGTGGAACTACTTGTAGAGTAGCAAGAGAATTAGGAAGGAAAGGAATAGGTATAGAACTATCTGAAGATTATCATAAGACAGCGATGGAGTTAACCTTTGGTGGCAACACGTCGTTGGAGGATTTTGGTGAGTGATGTTGTATGGTTCGTATTGTTTTACAGCTTTTGGCAGTGGGTATTTATGGAGATGAATAGATGAAGACTAATAATTATACAGGTAAGAACTTTGAGTGGGAGATACGCAAATCGTTAGATGACGCTGGGTGTTGGTGGTTTAGAATACAAGATACTAATGATGTATCAAGATTCGTCAAGAAAGCAGTTGCAGAGAAGCAACCCGGCGATTTCTTTGCTGTATATCAAGGTAGACCAATATTAATAGAGTGTAAAACGAGCAGAAACAAAACATCATTCCCATTGTATTATAATAAAACACCTGCTATACCTGAGCACCAAATAGAGTATGCACAGGATTTAGTGAAAGAGGGTGGTGAAGCGTGGTTCTTTATCAGAAGAGACATACCGCGCAATAAACGTGTTTATGCACTGACCCCATCCCAAGTATCTATGATGTATAAAAGTGCCACTAAAAAGTCCGTTAAATGGGATGTAATTGAAAAGTTAGGTATAGAATTGGATAGATTACCTAAACCCGTGCGGTATGATTTATCAATACTTTTAAATACAGAGGATGATTGAAAATTTATGTCTTTAATTGAAAAGTTTCTAGAAATGGCAAACGATGACGAAATAGATATAGACATCGAACCTTTGCTGGAAAACAAAGAAGACAAAGCAGTTTTTGAAAAATGGTTGAAAATATTTATGGAATTAGAGCCTATTGCAATAGTTCCTACATTAGAAAAAATGTCAAGCACATACATTATGACTAAAAGAGATGAAGTAATATTATTAGCATATGTAAAGTTTTTTGAGCAAAATATACTTAAGATGAATAAAATGATGGAAAAGGGATTAGGATTATTAGACGAGTTACCTAAAGGTAAACGTAAAGCAAATAAGGAGGATTACAATGGGTCAATGTTTGGATGAGCAATTCGAAAAAATATGGAATAAGAATGGCAAATCTAGATGTAGGCTCAAAGATAAAGTTAGAATGAGAGGAATGCAGCCAACTTATGAAAACTGTAAAGATTACTATACAGGTCAAATAAAATGGATAGTGAACTCAGTAAATGGAAATGGAGAGCATATGAATGTAAATACAAAAACATATAGGAGGGTAGTCTATGGAACCACACGCTCAGTGGCGAACAAACATCGAAAGAAGAACCGAAAACCTAACAGGTGATTGGTGGCCATTTGTTGAAAACATAAAAGAGATATTAGATAAGATGGATGAATTACATCACGAATTTAATATGCTCGAAAACAAAGTTGATGAAACAATGGGTATGGTTAAGGGCTTATACAAGTCTTTACACAAGGTCGGCCTTTTCGATAAAGAGTTTAAACTCAATTGGAAAGCAGTCGAAATTATAAACGAGGTAATAAATGCCGGAACAGAAGAAAAATGAAATGACAGATAGTGATAGATTTAAATCACTATACTTTGATAGCTCACAAGAGAATCTTCTCTTGAAAGGAGGGAGAACACACCGATTGAGTATTGGTGGTGTTACTCTAGAAATAGTACCAAGCAGTAAAATGTCACCTAAACAAGTGTTTAATATGTACATCAAGTTCTTAAAGGAACTAAAAGAATTACACGGTGATAAACATTTACTTGCGCCAAAAAACGATGAACCCAACAGTGATGGGTTAGCTAGTTTATTCGGTTAGATGCGAGGCGCTAGAGATGGAGTTACACTTGGTAAATGCCAATGGTGTAATTGTAAAATAGCAGAGGGTGATATGAAACCCTTTGCAAGATACGCTAAAATAATAAATACTAAATGGTATTGCGGAGACTGTTTATTTTCTATCAAACCAATTATAGACAATATATCAGAAGCTTACGAAGCAACTATACAGATAGCTGAGTCAGCTGGTAATCCGCTTAGACTCGACCCTAAAACGGGTCGTTTAGTGAGGGCGTAGGCTTTATATAGTAGTAAAGCTGGTCCAAATGGAGGTAAAGAAATGCCACAAAATAACAACAAATTGGAAGAAATGGTTGGCCTGTTCCGTAATGAGAGCAAAAAAGGCGAGATATACTACTCCGGTAAAACCAAAGATGGTAAAGAAGTAGTAATGTTCCGTAACTCATACTGGGAAGAAGGTAGTAACAAACCGTATTTCAGACTATACGACAAAGGCAATCAACAACAGTCTCAAGATTAAAATTGAGCTTTAGTGATTGGATACAGTCTAACAGAAGCGAGAGAGTCTGGTTACAAGACTCAATGACTGCTCTGGCACAGTTTGCGTTTGTTAATCCTTTGCATAGAGTGAAACACTATGTGCAAAGTAAAAACAAAAGAGTAGACTGTTGGGCTGAGAGAACTGGTAAGTGTGTATACTGTGATAACGGTATAATGAAAGTAAATGACTACACATATGGAATATTCATAGAACGTGGAGATTCAACTATCAAGTATATGAGTAGTGTAAACCTTTCATCTCACACACTTATACAGAATATCTTCTCTGACCTGCTTGATGATAATATTAATCCTTGTGATTTAGTATTTGAAATATCAAAAACTAAGATAACTAATTTATCAGGTAACAAAGTTTCTGGATATAGTATCAAGAAAAGCAGTGAAGATATGTTTGTCAAAGAAGTATTTAGACCCTCTCCGCTAAATGCATTTCAGAACATAGTGAGAGATTTTAGATGGGTAGTGCCTGAAGAGTTAGTCATTAAGTTGGTTGACTTAGACGGTCACCCCATCAGTTTGATTGATTTATTCTTAAAGATTAAAGAGATATCAAACGTTGATGATAAAGAAGCAAAGAAATTTGCGATTAGATTATTAGAAAATGGAGTGATTGACTTGAAAAAAGCAAAGGAGTTTAGGAATTGAGCCAGTTTGAACTTACCGATTTAGTTAGGTATTTTCATAACGTAAGGAATGAAAAGGGCGAACACGTCCCTATCATAGGTGAAGACAAACTTGCTGTAACTGCAGCACTGTCTTACTTACTAGAAGACACTAATTTTATGATTAATGCATACAGTGGTACAGGTAAAACTGTTATTATGAATGCTGTGTTTAACTTACTAGAAGGTACAGGTATACCATATACTGTTGTAGAACAAATGTCTGAAACAGCACTGTGGTATGATATGGATAGAATAAATTCATCAAGATTCCTTGCAATACCTGAAGCACAGAAATGTCCAGAAGCTATTATTGAGATATTAAAAACGTGGGCAGATGATAGGGCAGCAGTTAGAAAGAGAACTGATGTGACCATACAAGATGTTAGAGAACAAGTGTTACACCCTAAGTTTGTGTTTGTCTGTAAGGCAGTAGAGAATAAAAGAGGTGATGCATTCTTAGATGCTGAGTTAGAACGTAGGTATATGGTAACACATACAAATCCTACAGTAAAACAAACTGAAGATGTTATTAAGTACAAACTAGATACTTTTGCTAAACCACACGAAGATTTAGTTACTATGGAAGATGAAGAGATAGAAGCACTAAAAAAACATATTGCTAATTGTATTATAGAAAGGGATGACAGTAAGGGTGTTAAAGTAAGAAATCCTTGTGCTCCTTTCTTGTATGATTTGATACCAACATTATTTCCTATAGCTAGAAGTAAAGTTCATTACTATCTTAAGTTAATCAATGCAGTTGCTAGATTCTACCCCGGCGAGTTAGTTAGAGTAGAAAGAGACGGTGTGCAGTATGGGTTGATAACACCTAAACATAATTGGCTAGCAACACAAATTTACATTGACACGTTTGTGACAGAATGTTTACAGATGCCATCACACGGTACAGATATACTTAAACTGATACCTGACACAGAGATAGATAAGTTTGGTATGGTTACAGCAGAAGTAATCAAGATGACTAAGAAAGAGATACAACAAGCTGCACGTCAAGCTGGGTTGCCGTTTGCTCAGAAGAACATCAATCCTTTACTTACGTCTTTAGTTATGTTAGGATTTTTAGAACAAGAAGAAGAAGATAAGAAAATAACATACTTTAAGTCAGCATTAGTAAGAGAACCAAGTACAAAAATTGATTGGGGAGAGTTGATGCGTGGTACTGCTGATTTGATGAGACAAACTTGGCCAGAAATTGCAGAAGAATACATTCGTAACTACTGCACAGAAGTTGAAGTAATTAACCCATTTGATAATACAAAACACGTTTTAGCTGCTGATTTACCAGCAGTAGAAGTTAAGACTGACGATATAGACTACGGTGGTTGGTATGAATAAACTACCCTACGCACCAAGAGGTGAAATGTTTGGTGTGGTTAGGGAAATGAATGGCGCAGCTAGAGCAACAGTAATCTGTGAAGATGAAAAAAATAGAATGTGCCGTATTGTAGGAAAGATGAAAAAGAAAGTATGGGTGAGAGTTGGAGATTTAGTGATAGTTAAGAAGTGGACTGTACAAGAGGACACTAAAGGCGACGTTGTTTTTAGATATACTAAGACACAAGCAAATAGAATAAAAGATAAAGTACCGGAGTTTTTGAGATGACAGAAGAAGAAATGAAAGATTTAGAAAAGAACAGACAAGCAATAAACCGAGAACAGTGGTTAGATTTGCTGAGAGGATGCGCAATACATCATAAGAAAAAAGCAGAAGAGACTGCTCCTGTTATTATGGGAGCGCAACCTACAGAACAACATATTATGCATAAGGTATGGTCGTTGAGTATAGAAGAGGCAGTGGATTTAATTAGCATACTACCTACGGTAGACGGAGATGATGATGACTTACCACAGAATAGTAAGGGGCCGCTAGGATGAAAATACCTTTGATTGCTATGAGTAGCAATCATACCGTCAACAGAATGACGGGAGAACAACAAATTATTGTTTGGGTTAACGGCGAAAAAAGAATAGTCAAGTCACCAAGAGACCATCATTATTACATACCTGATAAAGATGGAGAAGAGTACAAAGTTTTAGGCCACGAGAATAGAAAGTACACAAAGAAGTATGTTAACAATGCGAAAGAGTTACATCCTGAGACAATACCGTCATACGCTAAGTTAGATGGTGTTACAAACAACGAGATAGAGAGGATTTGCATTGAGAAACCTGAATTTTTCAATGGATACCCTCAAGAAAATGTTAAGTCTTTAGGGTTTGATTTAGAAGTAACGTCTGCTGATGGTTCGTTTCCGTTAGGTGATAAACACCCAATCGTAGCTATAGGATACGTCACAAGCGATGGACATAGAGAATCATTACTATGGGACGGTGAAAGTGATAAAGAGATAATAGAAAAGTTTGCTGACTTCATCAACGATTACGACCCAGATATATTATATGGTTACAACTTGATTGGATACGATATCCCACAACTGTTTGCTCGAGCTGGTAAACACGGCATCAACTTAAAACCTAAGTTGAATAGAGAGAACAACTCATCATTCGGATGGGAGACTGACTTTTCTTATCACAAGAAAACAAGAATACAAACGTGGGGTAGAGTTATTATTGATGTTTACAACTTTACAAGTAGGGACTACGCATTAGCGGGTATTCGAAAGAGATTAAAAGATGTTGCAAGATTTTATGGTCACGACCCTATTGAGTTAGATTTTAGTGAAAAAGACATTCTTGATTACGATATAGAAACAGTTAATGAGTATGTGTTGAGCGACTGTGATATTACTAAATGGTTGTTTGAACACTACTTTGTACAACACTGTTATATTGCTGAGACATTAGGAGTTCCGTTGGAGTTGTATATAAACTCAGCAGATTCGTTTATAACTAAAATATTGCAAGGTAGAGATTTATATAAAAAGAATATATTAACCATAGATAAAAATATAGATAGATATCCAGAGAATAAAAGTTTTCAAGCAGCACATATAGACTTGTATCTGCCGGGTTTTCATAAAGAAAACTACAAAGTAGATTTTGCATCTATGTATCCTAGTATTGCTATGACTTTAAATTTAGGCCCTGATACTACCACAATAGAAGGATATGAAGATTATGACATCAGTGCGTTTAATTGTACATTTAAACAGAATGCTATGTATCTTACTATACCAGATAACGTTATCAATAAGAATGTAATTATAAGAGTAGACCAGTCATTTAAATCTGGTTTGTATACTATGTGTAAGAACTTTAACAACATACGTAAACCATTTAAGAAACTAAAGACTCACGAAGCTAAGAGTAAATCGAACGGTATTAAGATTATGGTCAATACATTCTACGGTGCTAATACTAATCCGTATATGACATATGGAGATATATCTGTAGGTATTGCAATCACCGGAGTTGCTCGTTGGTTGATAATGGGAGCAAAGAAACTTATTGAAATGAAGTATGGTGAAAACTCAGTTGTGTACATACACACTGACGGTATCAATACAAACAAAGATATAGATACAGATTGGATTAACAAACAATTACAGAAAGGTGTTGAAAGCTTTTTTACAGGTAGTGAACCGGAATGGGTTAGAGTAGATAAAGATGTTTTCAAAGAGGGTGTGTGGTTACAGATAGGTAACTATGTATTACGAAATGAAGACGGTAGTTTAACTAAACACGGTTCTACTTTCAAGGCAAAAACAAGGTCACCGTTTTACTTGAAGGTGCTTAAAAAGATAACAATGGCACGGTTAGACAACGTTGTTAACGCTGACTTTGTAGAGGATTTGTATGACTTTGATAACTTTGTTCTTGAAGACTTTTTACAGACTAGAGCTATGAATAGAAACATAGAAGATTATGTTGGTGAAAATGATTTGATAGTACAACTTGCTAAACAAGGTAAACAACTTGGTATGCGTACAGGACCCGGCACTACATTCTATTACTACAAAACTAAAGAAGGTTACAAAGTAGAAGAAACTGTTGAGTCTCTCGGCGAAATAGATATAAAGTATCACTGGGATATTATTAACAACCTTTTGAAAAAGTTTAGTTTAGACTCTTGGGTTCGAAAGAAGCCAAACCTAACAGTTGTAGACCGAAATCAAAAGAGTTTATTGGAGTTTGTATGAAAAAAATAAAAGCTATTCCAGTCTGTAAAACGTGTAACTGTGTAATGTTTAAGAAAAAGTATGAAGGTGCTTTTGGTATCCTTAATGGATGGGGATGTCCTGAATGTCACGTCACAGATTGGGGGGAAGTAGATAAATATGTTTCTAAATGAAGCAGAATGGATGTTATTGATAGCTTTTATTATAGCTATATTTTTTGGGTTTGTAGTGGTGATATCGTGAAAAAAAGAGTAAACGTAAAGAAAGATTACGACTGGGGAATTGGTCGTGAAAAAATGGTCATCAAACATATTGGTGATGAGTTAGGGAAAGGATTTGAAAAGCTGGGAAAGTTTGACCACTTTGATTATCTTGGATATAGAAATGGCAAACAGTGTTATGTCGAAATCAAGTCAAGAAGAATATCTAAAGACGCATATGAAGAAACTATAGTGCCAGCATCTAAAGTTGCAAAGGCAATAGAATTGATTGGTATGGGTAACAAAGTATTTTTTGTAATATCTTTTACAAATGGTATATGTTACTTAGATATGTCTAATGCTGATTTTAAGTTAGGTTACAACGCTAGAACTGACAGAGGAGCAGTAGAGTTAAATCATTATGCATTTATTCCGCTGCATCAATTTAAGACAGCAGAACCTTTAAATACGATGGATTAGTATATTTATGTATACCGAGGTGGTATCAAATGGAAACTGATAATGATAAAAAACTGGCATCTTTCTTAAAAGACGCAGAAGTAAAGGTCGTATGGCGAGAAGAGGATAAGACAAAAGTCGGACGTGGACGTATAGTGAATGACGATGATAATTTTATTTATTTGACTGGAGAAAAAGGTACAGTTATAGTAAGTAAGAACGACGTTATAGCTATAAAGCAGTGAGGTAATGAATGAAGATAATGCCTATTTCTGACAGCCCTATGGCTCCCACAGGGTTTGGAACTAACACAAGAAACATAGCAAGTATTTTTGCATCTGAAGGACACGAGATTGGATATGCTGGATGTCAAAACACAGAGCATACTCCAGAGTGGAAGACTCCTTGGCCACTTGGTCAAGAAGAAAAAACAGTTTCTTTTGAATTATTACCCTTGATATATCCGGGCCAAGAAAGGTTTGGAGAAAAATCGTTTCCTAACTGGTTGCAAGGGTTTGAACCAGATTTAATATTTACACACTTAGATATACAAATGTTTGCATATGTTACAGAGTCTAAGAAGACAAGTGCAGTAAGTATACCATTTGAAGATAATGATGGTAAAAAGTTAACTAGAGCAGACTTTGTTAAGTTAGCTAGAAAAGCATTCAAGATGGGTGGTAAAGGTAAATACAAGGTTGCTTCTATAATACCTATAGATGGTCAACCGTCTATGCCACACTGGTATGACACAATAAAAGATGTCGACTATCCTATTGCTATGTCTTATTATGGGCAGAAAGTATTAGAGTTTGATTTTGATGGTTATAAATCTACGGTAATATCGCACGGTGTAGACACCGACTTTTTTAAACCAATAGATGCACCAAGACCTAATGACGCATTTGTAGTGGGGTGCGTGGCAAGAAATCAACACAGAAAGAACATACCACGATTGATGAGGTCTTTTAAACTGTTTGTTGAAAAAAATAATTTGACACCTGACGACACTAGGTTACTGCTACATATGGATTGGAATGACCATATGGGATGGAGAATAGAACATATGGCTAAAAATGTATATGGTATTGAAGATTATATGATACCACCAACTATGGGTAATATGGAAAATGGCGAACACCCTGACGACAAAGGTATGGTAGATATCTATAATATGATGGATATTCACGCATTACCAACAGGTGGTGAAGGATTTGGTATACCTACAGTAGAAGCAATGGCTTGTGGTAAACCTAACGTAATATGTAATTATACTACAAGTTACGAAATTGTAGGTGCAGACAAACCAGAATGCCCAGAAGAAATGTTATTACCGCACGGTTTAGAGGGTGATGATAACTTAATAGAATCAGACAGAGGATTCTTAGTGCCTTACAAAGATTTGATGTGGGACACTCCTATCAGAGCAGCGCCTATGCGAGCAATGTGGGATGAACACGCAGCAGCTAAAGCGTTCGAGCACTATTATAAAAATCGAGATGTATTAGAAGAACACAGTAAAAATGCAAGAGCATATGCAGTAAAACACTACGATTGGAATAACTCTATTGCTCCTAAATGGACTAACTGGTTGAAAACGGTGAAAGTTTGAATTTAGTCTTTGGTATGGATGATGTAATATGCACACCTCACGCAGATATAAATGCGTCAAGGCCTATAGCTAATGTTACTGAATTTATGCAGTGGTTGAAGAAACAAGGACATCATATTACAATATGGTCTACTAGACTTAACGATTTAGAAACTAAGTTAAAAACAGAACAGTGGTTAGAAGTACATCAAATACCATATGACAGATTGTTGTTTGATAGACCTAGGAAAGCAATATTTGTAGATGAAACACCATCCAGTTGTAAGTATTATACACACAGTGATGACCTATATACAGTAGCTGAACTGTTTGAGGAATGGAAAGATGCTAGGTAAATACGGACCATTGATGAAAGTTAAGTGGTTAGATGCCACAAATGAAACGAGAATGAAAAAAATAAATGTAGAGGACCCAAGTGAACACTTATGTTACTGTGAAACAGTAGGTGAGGTAGTAGCACAAGATGAGAGAGCTATAATAGTTACATACCATTATACAGATTATGATGGCGTAGATTTTATATGCATCCCTACTTCTTGGGTGATTGAAATGGAAGAGTTATGTTCAGAGAGTTTGGAATCCCAGCCAGAATAAGACGTTGCGAAACAGTGTTAGATTTACTAACATCATTAGACGAATTCAACGGTAAACGTAATTGTTATGTTAGTGTATACACATTTACAGGGCTAGAAGGTAAAAAGGTAAATTACGATAGTGCAGTTATAAACACTATATGGTTTGATTTTGACCATAACAAAGATGTAAACAAGTGTTTGAAGGATGTGAAAAAACTTTACAATAGATTTTGTAAACCTAGAGGTTTAGAACCTAGAATATACTATACAGGTGGTAGAGGATTTCAGTTAAACATTGATTTTCCAAAACCAGTAGATTTACCAGTATCAGTAAAAAGACAATCAATCAGAGACTTTCTTATGCATCTTAAAAAGAAATATACACTTACAACACTAGATGAACATTGTATAGGTAACAGTGTATCTTGTATGCGTAGGATGCCGGGTAGTCAATACCTTGACAAACAAACATACGAACCTACTGGAAGAAAATGTATTGAAATATCAGTTAATGATTTAGATAAGACTATGGAAGAAATAGAAGAAATGTCAACTAAAGAATACGTTCAACTTGATGTAGATAGAAGAAAAAATACAACAATTACAAAAGAATTATTGTTTTTTGTTTGTGATAGATTAGGAATAAGATATACACCATCTAATAGTGAAGATTATTTAATTAATGAAATCAATAAGTCTGAAGGTTTTCAACCCACAACTGGTTATGTACCTAATATGTATAGACTAGAACCACGCAAATGTATTATGAAAATGTTAAACAAGTGTATAGATTCTGGTCATTCATCACACACACAGAACAACATTATTTCGACAGAATTATTGAATGCAGGGTGGAAACAAGATGACGTTGCCTTTATATTTAGATGTATATATAATGAACCCGCCGGAGACTGGGGTTGGTATACCGACGACAACAGAGCTGGTATGCATATAAAGAACCTCGCAGCGAAAGGTATAAATAGATATTCAAAGGATAGATTAATAGAACTAAAAGTATGTTCCAGCAACTCGTGCTGCTAACATAGGAGTTAACAATGACAAAAGTAGAGGACAGAATAGAAGAACTTGAAAAATGGATAGCTGGTTTCCAAGAAGGAAACGACGAAACATTAGTGTTTAGTAATATGAACTTTTTGATTGCACAATTGAAAGGTATGGGCGACAGACTTACACAGGTAGAACAGTCACACATACAGTTACAAAATGCAATTGAAGCAAACAATAAAGTGTTTGGTGACTTCGTTGAAGATAACGAGCTTGAAGATAAATGGCAAAAGTTCCTTGTGGACTTACAGGAGGATGCAGATGCCACTGAAGAAGGGAAAGACACAAAAGACGATTAGTAAAAATATCCGGAAACTTAGGAAAGAAGGATATAAACCTAAACAAGCAGCAGCAATTGCGTACAGAACTGCTGGGAAGAAAAAACGCAAAACAACTAAAAGAAAGAGGTAAATATGTCACATCACACCGATTACAAAGTAACAAGATATGAATGGTACCCTGCTGAAGAACCTACTGGTATATGTGTAGGTTTCACGGCAACTTGCTCGCCTAACGGTAGAAGCCAGTATTGGGATACTGTGGTAGCTAGCGGTTCAACAACCGGTAAGACTCAAGACCAAATCGTAGGTTTGGCTTGGGATACATTGTCAGGAACTATGGTTCCTTGGGGTAAAACTGAGGAAGAAAAGTCAGCACTAATAGGTACAACTTACAAAACAGTGTCAGGAAGTGCATAATGGCTGACAAGAAAGTAGAAAAGAAAGAAAAGAAAGAAGTGAAGGAAGAAGAAAAGAAAAAAGAACCTGTGATGAAAAACGCAGCTTCTAGTCCTTACGCTTAATTAAGGAGATGCAATGGGGATACTTACAACAAAAAGTAAAAAGAAAGGTAACAGAATCATTGTAGATTATAAATGAGTGACGTTACTCACGTCTGGATGACTCAAGAAGAAATAAATGTTATTACTAAGTATTTATCCCCTAATAAGCATATGTTGGAATGGGGTGCCGGAGGAAGTACTTTATTTTTCAGCACTTTTGTTAAAACGTATACCAGTATTGAACACGATAATAACTGGTATAACGACGTACTTAAGGTAAAACCGCTTAACGTTTTACTACATCACGTACCAAACAATTTACCAAGAACTATTCCTACAGACCCAATACAATTTGAAGATTATATTAATTACGTAGACACACTAAATAAAAAGTTTGATTTAGTTTTGATAGATGGTCGGGCAAGACCACAGTGTGCAGAAAAAGTTATACCTTACCTATCAGATAATGCAGTTGTATTCATCCACGATTTTTGGGAACGACCAGAATATCATTGGGTGTTTAATATGTATGAAGAGGTAGAAAGTATTAAAAACGGGCAGTCAATAGTAGCTTTGAGGTTAAAATGAAAGTAGCGATTTTATCACACAACAGGCCACACTATCTGAAACAAGTATTAGACAGTATTAAAGAACAAACATATCAAGACTTTGAGATATTTTTATTCCAAGATGGAGTAGTAAATGCATATTCTTGGAGGAAGACTGCATATTACAATGATGTGTTTGACTGTGTAACTACTTTCAAAGAAATGTTTCCTACTTCCTCTGTATATGAATCAGAAGGTAATATAGGAATATGTGAAAACTGGCGCAAAGCAGAACATACTATGTTTATTAATAAAGGATTTAATGAAGTATTATTTTTAGAAGATGATTTAGTTTTATCTAAACACTATTTCCAGACAATAGCTAATATGTTTGATACATTTAGAGATGACCCATCGATAGGTTTTTTCAATGCGTACAGTGAAAATAAAGAAGAAGGCAATGATTCAGAAATGAAGAAGATGGGACACTTGTGGTCATACGGCACTACTAAAGAATCGTGGCAGCAACGTCAATCGTTTTTTGATAAGTATTATGAAATAGTAAGTGGTAAAGATTATGCATATCGCCCTGTAGATAAGATATATGAATTATATAATGATTATAGTGCAAATCCAAACGTAGCACATAGTCAAGATGGAGCGAAATGTATAGCAATGATGTTATCTGGACAAATTAAAGTTAGTACATCACGCAATTTAGCTAAGTACATTGGCGCACAAGGATTTCACGCGACACAACAGTTTTATGATAGTATGGGTTTTGCAGATATGCCAATGTATGAAGATGGCCCACTAACACAATTCAATGTAGATAAAGAAAAGATAAGAAGTGAATTGAAAGAGGAATATCAAAAATGAAAATCACTGTAATGTGTTTATTTAGAAATAGTGAAAAGATATTACCTAAACTTTTTTCTAGATTAGAAAAACTTGAAAAGAAATATCAAATGGAATATTACTTTTACGAAAATGATTCTACAGATAGAACAGTAGAAGAGTTAGAAATATGGATGTTATCTAGAGAGGGTAAAGTCATAAGTGAAATACTAGATGCACCAACCTTTGGACATACACCAGATGAAGAAAGAATGAAAATGATGACCTATTATAGAAATAGATTATTAAACGGGATAAAACCGATTGATAGTGATTTCTGTTTTATAATAGATTCTGATGTAGATTTTAATGAAAACATAATTGAAGATTACTTAAAGTATATGAAGGACGATGTTGCAATGTGCACACCTTTTGTCAAACAAACTATCAAGTGTAATATGTGTATGTGTGGTAAACAAACATACTATGATACATTTGCAATACAAGACAAAGACAACAACGAAGGGTTATTACTCTCTTGTAATCCATTCCAAAGGAAGGAAGACAGACAGAGATGGAAGAACCTTGAACCTGTGATTGTAAACTCAGCATTTGGTGGTGCAGCTTTGGTTAGAACTGAGGCTGTAAATAATACAGAGTGGGCAACTAAAAGAAAGGAATCAGCTTACACTGTAGAGGGTAGGATGATGGGTAGTTGTGAGCATTGGGCATTTTGTAAAGGTGTAAGTAAGTACGGTAAAATACTTGTGATACCCACAATTTTTACATTTGTAAAAATGAAAGAATGGTCCTTACAACCAGCGTTGAAAGAATTACAATTAAGAATAATTGAAGACCCTTGGCAACGGTGGGCTGCAAACCTTTAAGTAGAATAGGAAGCAATGAAAAAGAAGTGATACAATGTTTAAAAATGAAGTAGCCGAATTTATATACAAGAGAACGTATTCCCGTTGGATGGAAGATGAAGGTCGACGTGAAGAGTGGCCAGAAACAATAGAAAGATTTATTGATTTTTTAATTTTAAAAAACGGTGAAAAGATACCAGAAAAAACTGTTAAAAAGATAAGACAGTATATGTTAGACTTTGCTGTTATGCCTTCTATGAGGTTCCTTTGGTCCGCAGGACCAGCAGCAGAAAAGGACAACACTGTTATCTACAACTGTTCTTTCGCGAAGTTGAACTGTGTTGAAGCATTTGCAGAATGTTTACACATACTAATGTGTGGTACTGGGTTTGGTTTTTCTGTAGAAGAAGATGAAGTTAGTAAGTTACCATCTATTCCTGAAATAAAATCAGGCAAAGACATTGCTAGAGTAACTATAGATGACTCTAGAGAAGGATGGGCAGATTCAGTAAAAACACTTATGACAAGTTTATATGAAGGACAAAACCTTTACTTTGATTATTCACAACTAAGACCGGAGGGGGCCCGTCTAAGTACAATGGGTGGTCGTTCATCAGGACCGCAACCACTCATTAAGTTACACGATTTTATACGTGAAACTATGCACAACGCACAAGGTAGAAAACTAACCTCTTTAGAATGTCACGACATTGCTAATCAGATTGCAGAGATAGTAGTGGCAGGTGGAGTAAGACGTAGTTCGCAGATATCACTATCGGACTTAAACGATGAAGATATGCGACACGCAAAAGATTGGCCGTTTCCTATCAGAAGAGCTATGGCAAATAACTCAGCTATATACAGGGAAAAACCAACAGCTGCTGATTTCTTAGTAGAATGGGGTGTGTTGGCAAAATCGGGCAGTGGTGAACGTGGGATATTTAATTTAGAATCCGCGCAGAACCAAGCACCTAGCAGAAGATATTCATCAAAAATACAAGGAACTAACCCTTGTGGTGAAATTATGTTACGTGATATGGAATTTTGTAACCTGTCTGAGGTAGTAGTTAGAGAAGAGGATGATTTAGATTCATTATTAGACAAGGTGGAGACAGCAACTTGGCTTGGTGTTTTACAATCTACATTTACTAACTTTCCATATCTTAGGAAACAGTGGAAAAAGAACTGTGACGTAGAACGGCTTTTAGGAGTCAGTTTGACTGGTCAAATGGATAATCCTCTGTTAATGAACTCGGAGGCCTTAAAAGCCCTTAAATCGCGTGTTTTGCGCATTTCTCGTAAAGCATCTACAGCACTAGATGTTAATATGCCTGTTTCTACCACTTGCGTCAAGCCTTCAGGCACAGTTTCACAACTAGTAGATTCAGCTAGTGGGTGTCACCCAAGATACTCGCAATACTACATTAGAAGATATAGGATTGCTGCTACTGACCCATTACTTGCAATGTTGAAGGACCAAGGTGTACCTTGTGTTCCAGAAAACGGACAGACAGAAGAAGATGCAACTACTTGGGTATTAGAGTTTCCAGTTAAATCACCAGAAGGTTGTATGACCAGAAAGGATATGACAGCTATGGACCAACTCAAACACTACAAGAACTTACAATTAAACTGGTGTGAACACAACGCTAGTATGACTGTATATGTAAAAGAAGATGAATGGTTCGAAGTGGGTAACTGGGTATACAAAAACTGGGATATAATCAACGGTGTATCTTTCCTACCATATGATGGCGGACAGTATACTTTAGCCCCATATGAGGAAATAGACCACTATACCTACGAAAACCTTATAAAGAATTTCCCCGATATTAACTACAGCAAGCTTTCAGAGTACGAACTTCAGGATGCAACTGAAGGCGGAAAAGAGTATGCTTGTGTAGGTGATAAGTGTGACATTTGAAAAAGATGTAACTGGATATGGACGCAAAATGGGACGAAACGGTGGTGGAAACGGTATCAATATGGAAGACCCACACCCTTACATTGGAGCTGAGTTAAACGACAGTGGTGTAGGTTTCAAGTATGGTTCATTTACTATCGGTGAAGGTATTAGGTATAGGACTGAAAATCCTTCCAATACAGAAGCATACGGTTCTGGTCAACAGTTACCAAGAAAGACTGATTAAGTTTGAGAGTACTAGAGTGTTCTGGTTGTTTAAAAAGGGCTTTTATATATACATATGAAGGTAAAAGATACTGTGCATTTTGTTACAATAAGAATTGAGATAGTATAGGTGGTTGTTTGTTTATAGTTAACTGTAATTTATAATCGTTAGAACCTAAAGATAAAGATTTACCAATAATTCTAAAGTTTCCAGACACGTCTACATCATCACTAATTATTTCAACAACGTCACCTTCATTTAAGTAAACACCGTCAGCTGTTTCTATAGTGTATTCATATTGATTTTTTTTATTTGCTTCGAATATCTTGTATCCAAACTCTACGCACTCAGCTTTTGATTTTAATTGTTTATTATCAACACTCAAAGGATTTTCTCCATAAGAATCAATAAACGAATCGTGTTTGTAAGTCCCAAAAGAGTTATCACCTTTTACATTAATTATAGTGGGTATTTTACGATTGTTGACTTTAAAAGTTATAATATTATCATAACTATATACTTTTATTGGCGTAGCATTATCTAAATCAGCAGCTAAATCAATTTTTATTTGAGTTTTTGAACCATCGTCAAATCTTCTGACGTAATTTTCTCTAGTAACAGTTGAGTTATAATTTACAACTTGTTTCAAAATACTTTTTATAGCATCTAAAATGATTACATCTCCTCTCATTTTGTCTGGATTTATTATGGGATTAGTGTCACCAATATAATCTGTACCAACCACACTATCTAAATTAGCAAGTTGTATTAATTTTTTTATTGCATTACCTCCACTCAACCCGTCAACATTAGATTCATCAGTAAGCATAACCTTTGCTTTGTCGTGACCAGTTAAAAAACCAAAATTATCAACAGCAGTAAATCTAAGCCCTATATTATCAACTATATCACTGTTAACAATCCTACCTCTAAATATAGGAGTAGCATCAGATATATCAAAAAACAAAACAACTTCTTTATTCCAATACTTACGATATGACAGTTCGGGTTGAGTTACAGTAAAGTTTAATTGTGCAGCAGTATTATTGCCACGCACTTTTAAATCACAAGAAACAAATTCAGTCAACGTGTTATCAATTAATAATTTAGGAGTATGTGTTACCATCTGCAACTCCTCCTAACGGCGTTATATCAGACATTAATACTCCAGAAAATTCTATTAAACATATTTCTTCAACAATCATCGTAAAAGTAAAAGGTTTACTAGCTTTTGGCCCTTGATTACTATGCGTTTCTGTAACACCTTCAATATAACCAAAGAATCTAACATAACTTCCATCTTTTTGTTTTTCATCCCACATAACTCTTACAGCTTCTGCTTCAATACGCCTTAATTTATGTAAGGTGTTATAAGATAAATATTCTTCACTAAAACTAAATGTAGCTTCATCTCCCAAAGCATTACCAGCAAATGTTATTTTTTGTATTGGTGTGCCAGTTCTAATTATGGTAACTTTACCACCTTTAGATATTGATGAATAATATGTACCCGCGTAAGCAACAGACACATCGCTAGTTAATTCCATAAAAGACATATCAAATGCAGTGTTATCTTTTTGTATAACTACTTGTGAATTAGAATTGTTAAAAGGTAATATATCCCAAAGTTCTACACCGGGTCTTGCTCCACTTTCAAAATGGGTCACAGTGTTTCCAGTGCCACCACCATCTAATACTATTTTAATAGGGTAGATGTCTACAAAGTTAGATGCTAAATTAGTTTTTTCTGCAGCATCATTCCACATAAATGTGTAAGGATAATTAGTTTCAGCCGCATCAGGTGGGTTACCTTTTTCACTATCGGTATTTCTACCTATTTTCATAACACCATCAAATACGTCATAGGCGTTAATTTTACGTAAATAACCATCAATTTCATTACCGGCAGAATATTGAGAACCAATAAGTCCTGCAACATTATCAACAACAAATAGATGAGTTGCACTACTAGAAGCTACCCAAAAAGTTTTATTATGTGCTTTAGCAGCACTAGCATCTTTAACTTGATAAAGGTATTTAAACGAACCAATAACTTTCGGGTCATATGACGCTAATTCATTTGTAGCTAATTTAGATATTTGATAATCATAAGGTTCTGCACCACCATTATTATAATTACTAACATATGTTACATTGCTCAATTCTTTACCTAAACCTCCAACACCGGGGGCACCAAGAGAGGAACCAACCTGATTGAATTTACCACCAGTCAATCCAGATATAGATATTTTAGCCCAATCTTTTGGCATATCAAACTCAATAAATCCGGGTTTCGTAAAAGAACTAGAATATTCAATAAATCTACTATTACCTGCGTCTCTTATCTCACGGGTAACTTTTGTAGTATCTTTGAAATCTACAGGAACCCACTCTGCAAATTCTGTAAACCTATCACCTTCAATTAAACTACCAGTTCTTAAATAATACACCCCAGCAACAGTAATACCTGTTTTAGCAGTGTTTCCGGAAGCAACAAATGTATGGTCCTGAGAGAAAGGTGATATGTTAAAAAATATTTTATTAGTTTTAACATCATTTGCTAATATCATATATTCTATAGCATTTCTAGCAGTAGAACCATCCGTACTAACAAAAGTGCTTGTATTCATACCTGAAACACTAACTTCATAATTTAGTGATAAACTTGCTGAACTTGAATAATTAAGATATGCTGAAGTAGTATAATCTTTACTTAAAGCATTCTGGTCAATATAATAATACTTATCAGCTCCTCCAAGTGGTGGAGCTGCTCTGTAAACAAATTTAAATGCATCTAAAGCACCTTCAGTACCACCCGCAGTTTTTACATTAACTCTTGCTAAGTGATTATAATCATAAAATCTGTTAAAATCATCTAAAGGAAACTGATTAGCTTTCGTTCTACTTTGATAGTTATCATCACCAACACTACCAACAGTTTGATTATAAGTAGAAGGCGCATTTGCAGCGGTGTTATCTAAGTTGAAAGCTTTGTAAATCTTACCACCACCACCACCAGTATCAGGTTTAACACCGTCAGGTCTTGGCATATATGTGTATCCTATTTCTTTAGTTGACAAAGTAGTTTTAGTGTCATCTTTTAATGTAGTCCCGTTTGCAGTTTGCCATCTTTCACCATTTGGACCAAACCATATTTTACCATTATCGATATAATAATCAGCAATAGATTGATTAGAGGCTTTAGAAGTACTTTGTGTAAAATCTAATGTAACATTTCTTTCACTACTTTTCTTTATTGGGTCTCCATTAGAAACGTAAGTTATTGGAAAATAAGGAGTACTATTAGCATCTACTTCAGCGTCACTCTGTGCTATCAAAAAAGTTTTTATTTTGTTAAAATCATTTACGTTAACATTAGTGTCTCCAATACGTTTTACAGTTAACTGTTTAAATTCAAGTATTTTAGTAACTTTACCTAAAGCAGCTAATTTAGTAGCAGATACAGAATTAGTGCCATTATGCATAACAGCAGTCAAAGTTCTAATTTTAGTACTCAACCCTGTGTCAAACCTATCAGACTGACCATCATTAACTTCGTGAGTTTGAGGCGCAGTATCTAAATAAGTTATTTCAAATAATATTTCAATATCAGCCATATTACTCGTTGATAAATTGGTCGGAGGTCTATAAAGATAAACATCTTTAGGTCCTTCATTAAATATGCTATTATCTATACCACTTTTTACAACTTTATTTTCTACACGTATCACACCAGATGGTGTACCATCACTAACAGTTATTTGGCCAATACTAGTCACTTGTTCTCTGGGTTTAGGTATTGTAGTAGGAGTTTTAGAGTTATCGTATAAATATTTAGAAATTATACCTTGATTGTTAACAGTTCTTATTACTGGGTAAAATACACCTACTTTATTATAGATGTGAGTCATAGTGATGCTGTTACTGTCAGTCTTTAATCTTTCCCATTGATATATTGCATTTTCAACAGAGTTATCTTCACCATCATCCCAATCAACGTAAATCCATTCAACGTCATCATCATTAAATGTAATTGTAGCTGTAGCTTCAGTTCCTACAGTGATTGTATTATCATCCCAAGTTAATCCCATTAATTGACCCCCGTTACTTTCCAAGCTGCGATGTCAGATTGTCCTATGGTATCTTCATCAGAACCTTTTATGTTATGGTAATCAAATGCAAATAATCGAGCTTGATAGAAATTACTCTTACCAGAGTTTAAGTCTGGTAAATGTGAAGTATTTAAAACATATTTCCTACCATTTGGAACAATATAAGCTTCAGTCTCTAAACAAAATATTTCGTTATAAAGACCGTCAGCTCTATCATCATTGTCTAAATCAGCACCTATAGCTATATTACCAGAAGCAACAAATGAAGTAGTGTAGTCAGCACTGTCTTCTTGTTGACCATTAATAAATAATTTTAAGTTGTTATTTTCTCTATCTTTATTGTAAGTAGTATAAATAGCAAGAGGTTCTATTCCATTACAAGCGTATGTTTGCGTACTAGTTAATGTAGCAGTGCTAGTTCCACTAGCAACAGTTACTACAACTTGTTTACTAGAATTTATTTTAACATCAAATATATGATGAGTGTTAGTCAAATGACTTGAAGATACAGCAAATAAAGTATCATTACTTGATTGTGGTCTAACGTGCATTCCAAAGGTAAAAGAGCCAGTGCTACCAAACGCAGTTTGACTATTGGTTAACCTTGGTCCAATGCTACTTCCGCCACTATGAGCATAACCACTGAAACCTTCTATATGAGGACAAGTACTTCCTGCGTTAAAAGCAGTAGGCGAATCAGGAAAATTATCATAAGAAGTGTAAAAGATAGGATTGCTTCTATCAGAATAATCATTATAGTCACTAGGTGCTTCATCTAAAGGTGCATAAAAATTCATAGTGTGATATTTATTAGATATATGTTTATTGTCAACTATAAGTAATCTATACCAAGGTCTAGAACCACCTTTTTCATCCCAATTAAATGTAACGGTATTTGCGTTTCTAGCTATAGTATCAATATCGACACCTTGTTTTAACAAATCAAAAGAAGGGTTTACTCGGAAATCATTTATGACAGGTGGTGTAGTTTTAAAACCAAATATCATCGTTGCACCTCTTCCACCATTAACTCTGTGTGCTGAACTACTTTTAAAACCGGCTTGAGATATATTAAGATTATACAACGTCCTGTCAATTTGTTTGAAAGGTGTCATCATAAATGTAACTTCATCACCTCTGTTTAATTTAGATGCCCTCGTAACATCTGAAAGGTCAATAAAATTAGTACCACTAACTAATAAATGTCGTGCTACGTAACCATCTAATTTTTCTATACTATCATTGTCAGCTGGTGTATAAATTCCAAAACCATAATCTTTTTGTGTTTCTACAACACCATCTAGAGTGTTAGTTCTTAAGTCCCACATATTTGTATATTGTGGTGTGTCAGAATATAAAAATTCATTATAAGTAGTGCCATAACTACCAGTAGCAGATAAAAGTTGTGCAGAAGTGTAAGTTCTTTGAGCACCAGCTCTAAGTTCAAGACTTGTAGATTTATACCAATCAGTACCCCATTTACCACTGCCAGTTATACCATTGTCTGGTACAGCATTCATTACAGTTACATTCAACCAATATTTGTAAGGAGATATAGCACACCTTGAATAAACATCACCATCAGTATTACCAAAGATTGCATTAATACTTCTGTTTAAAGTCACTTCTTTTTTCCTATCATCTATTGCAACTACTTCTAACGGAAAAGTATCAACTGCTCCTATCTGACGACTAGTTCCTGTACCTGCCCAATCTTCTCCAAGTTCATAAGCTATGTACCTACTTCCGGAAGCTAATTTAAACGGATTAATAGTATCTACACTAATAGTTAAACCATCAGAGCTTTTGCTTAATATTCTAGCTTGAACTAACGGGTTTTCTCGTCTTGTCCAATCGCCAGTGTCTGCCCAATTCTTTCTATCACCACCACCTCCAGCGCCATTACCTAACTGAAAGTTAATATTACCCTTTTGTCTAAATCTTTCTACATCGTTTGGTAAACCACCAATAGAAATAGCAGTAGCAGTTCCAGCAGCACCCAAAGTACCCTTTGTACCACTAGCATCAAAATGTCCTTTTTTCAATATACCCATTTGACCAGAACCACTTACATAACCAAATTTAGTATAATGGTGATGTATTTGTTGCGGGGCGGGATTCATACATTGGAATGTACTCATTAACAAAGCATATTGACCATCTGAAGGTTTATTATCAAAACCAAAAGACATAAAACTACAAACTGGCATATCTGGTTTCATAAAATAATTATCGTGAGAGCTTGTTCCTGAAGTTTCAGGGCTAGATGTTGCTTTACCCATAGGCACATTTCTCATAGGATATGGTATGGTGAGTTTAGCAGGTGATTTATTTCTAGCATTGTAAGTAGCATTGGAAATTCTATGATTTAAATTACGAACTGAAATGTTGTCTAAACATATTTGTTGTCTAACATCAATATTAGGCACAATATCAGTTACTAAATTTTTGTTACCTAACATAGGTGATGCTGTAGTATCAGTATTATTTATTGCTCTCATATTACTACTATTAATTACCATACATCGAGGAGCTAAAGAACCCGAACATACAGGAGTTCCACTTGGCCCTGCCATAGTTAATTCTAAAGATTTAATTGAACCATTGTCATTTAAGTGCGAAGGGAAATAAACTAATTGACTTTGTCTTCTAGGGTCTATTTTAAAACGTGCAGTTATCCATTCCTCTGTTGGTAACTCAACGTGAGCAGTAGGAATTCCATTTTTCTGCAAAACTCTACTATTATTTATGTATGTACCAGCAGCTTGTAAATTTAACTGACCTTGCATATCGAAAAATTTAATTGTGTCACTGTTAGTACTAGTTCGATATCCACCCATACCTAACATAACACCGGGACTTGCAAAACTATTATCTCCATCTTGAGTTCTAAAAATATAATCAAAAAATCGTTCTCCGGAACGATGTGGTATATTACTTAAAGTTATGTTAAAAGAACGTAACATATTAAAACTTTCAATACCGGAAGCACTTGAACTACCAAAAACTCTTCCTCCCATTTGTTTTATTTTAAACACAACTTCATATTCACCAGTTATTGTAGGAGTCTCAGGTCGATATGGAGCTGCACTACTACCACTACCTAATTCCAAAGGCACAATTTCAGGCATTGAATTTACCGCATATGTTATCTCTTGAGGATAATTATGTCCTGTGCTACTAGTACCCGGAAAAGCAGCCTTTTTAATCTCAGAAGCGGTAAAAGAAGCACCAGAATAATTTTCCCAAAAAGAATTGAACATCATAGATTGACCGCCAGTTTTAGAATCGTCAGTTGTAAATTCTGCATTAGAAAATGCGAAAGAATGAGTATCATCGCCAGTGCTTTCTAACGTTTGAACTTTAATATCATTCCAATTGTCAGTTTCATAATTAGTATTAAATATAGTATTTTCAGTATTAGCTTTTGCTAAAAAAGTTTCCTCTGACTGCATTTTAACTTGTTCTCTAGTTTCAGCTCTCCAATGGTCAGTTATACCAGTGTATGACCTCCATTGGTCTAAAGTAAATTCAAATTGGTCAGGGTCAAGCGAATCAAACATTCCTATTATACCACTGTGTTTTACACCATTATGAACCGTATATCTACCACTTGCAGGAACGTAACTCAAAGGTATATTGTCACCAACTTTTACAACATCTCCTACAACCAATTTACCCTCTAATTGTATCAAAGCATTTTGGTCTTCAACAAAAGATTTAAACCCAGAATAAGGTATGTAATATTGTTCTGTACTTAGTGTAACGTTATCCTTTATAAATTTAACATCTTCACCTAAACTAATATTTTCACCAGAAAACGTTTCTACTATGTTTGGTTTTTCATAATCAATAACAGAAGAAAAAGCAACCATATCATTATCGGCTCTTGTTGCAACAGTGCCATAAGTTAAACTATAATTTGTGTCTTTAAGTTTCCAAAGTTTTACCATAGGTGTTTCAAAATTTTCAGATAAATTCATAGTCAAAACATTTGTGTGAAAATAAACTTGAGATAGTTTACCATCTTGACCGTATGTTTCAGAACTTGGTATGTTACTAGATAATATGTAGTTGTTGGGACCACCAAAACTTCCAGAAGCTACATTTACAGCTTTTGATAAAATTGTTAAATCTCCTTTGTGACCATCAAGAATACCGTCAGCAGACGGGGTTACTCTTTTGTAAAATGTGTTTGGTTCAATCTTTATCATTTAATTACCTCACGTTCCATATCCTGAACTATAAAATGTATCATTCAAGTTATCTGTTCTAAAGTTAGCATTCTCTACATTTAAAGTTGTCGGTGACATACCACCCATACCGCCATTAAAAGCGTTACCCTGTAAAGATTGTGCGTAAGCATCATAACTACTTTGTCCACCATCAGCGCCTCCTGCACCCATCATTTGTGCAACACCTATACCTGTCAAACCTATACCTGCTTTAACACCACTAAAACCAGTAAGAGCAGAAGCAGCAGCTAAACCCATAGTTCCTTTGCCTATACCTTGTTTTGCAGCTTCTACACTAAAAGTACTTGCAAGTCCAACTTTTGACCTGAGTGCTGTATTACCAACACTCATAGCTCCTACAGCAGCTCTACCTACCCTAACAGCAGGAAGTATAGAAAATACAGTTAATGCAACACCAGCTACAGTTTCTAAAAGTCCAAGGAGTCTAGCTACTTGTTCATTACCTTGAGCTACAAATTGATTAAATCTAAATAACATATCTCCTGCCATAAAGAAAGCTGCACCTGTCATACCAACCATACGACTCAATAAAAAGAATTCTAATACACTACTTCTTGCAAATTCAGGTAACATTTCCATCAAACCTACAACAAGTCTTAAAGGAAGAAATAATATATTTAACATTCTGATAAAATCAAATCCACTAGCATTTAAACTGTTAATAAAGTCTAGTAATTTTTCTAAAATAACTGTAAATTGTTCAACAAATCTAGTAGCAACATCTCTCATTTGAAAACCAAACTCCGTTATCATCATAGTACCGTCTTCTAATTCAACAACAAATTTACTTCTAAACATTTTAACCATATCTAGTAAAGCTTTGTGGAAACTGTTTACACCCATTGTTCCATCTTCTTGAGCTTCACCATAAAGGAAAGCAGCCATCATTGCGTTCTTTGTAACCAATATTTGATTAGATAAAGACTCCATTTGTTTATCTGCCATTCTTGTAGCATCACCTTGCGCATTAGCAATTTTTTCTGTAACCTCTGCAAATTCTTCAGAGTTTTGTACTAAATGAACAAACGCGGTTGCACCACGAACGTTTAAGTCTGATATTAAAGTAGTTAGTAATTCAGTGTCGTTAGCAGCTTCGCCAAAGTGTCTAGCAAATTCTGCAGCAATGTCAGTCATCTGTAATAAATTACCATTCGCGTCAGTAATATTGATACCCATCTCTTGGAACTTACGTGTGTTATCTCCAAGACTTTCAGCTAACTCTGCAAGTGCCTGTCTTAAACCACGACCTGCGATACCTGCTTCTAAAGCACGGTCTGTAAGTACAGCTAAACCACCAAGTAACTGTTCTACACCTTGATTAGTAGAAACGAAGAAAGGCATAGCAAACTTAACCGCACTAGCTAAATCTTGGTATTCTAACAAAGACTCGTTGATTGCAAGTGCGAACTGGTCAACAAGTTTACCAGATTCTTCAAACTCCATACCAAAACCTTTGATAGTCTGAATTAACAACTTACCTAGTGTTTCAGAGTCACCTTGTACAGCCATAGATAACTTCATAACATCTGCAAGAATCTGTTGAGACTCAGAAGCATCTAAACCCGCAGAAGCGAATTGGTACAATGCTTGAGACATATTGTCGTATGTCAGTGCATATTGTAGACCTACATCTACAACTTCGTTAGATATACTGTATAACTCATCGTTACTTACTTGAAATATAGAATTTGCGTTGACTAGCTCATTCTCATATGAAATCAAACTGCGTGCTACTGTTTGTATTTGAAAACCTAAAACAGTCAATGCAGTAACAGAAGTAGTGACAGAGTTGTGAAATACTTCCATAGCCCCACGAGCTACACTTGTTAACTTAGCATTAAATTGTTCAAGCATTTCTTCAGGTGATGTAATACCTGCGTCTACTTCAGCACCACCTAACAGTGTTCCTAGGTCAGATAAATCTTTACCGCCAAACACACCACCTCTTTTACTTCTATTCAGAGCACTAAGTTCTAGTTGTTTGTCTACTTTTGAAATAGCCCCGCCAGTGATTCTATCTAAAGTTTGTAATTCTGATTGTAAAGCTTTGATGGCATCACTAGATTGGTCTTTAGAAGCCTTTTGAAATATTAAACGTGCTTTAAGTAAAGACTCTTTTGTTTTTTGTTCTTGAGCTCTAGCACTTTTACCTTGTTCGTTTTTACCAATAAGCCCAATTTTTTTAGCTCCAGCGCCAAACTCTTGAGCCATTTTATTATAGGCAGATTTAGGCGGTAGTAATAGTCTTAAACCTACATTACCCATAAAGAGAGTGCCTAGAAACCCTGCCATTATTATCTTATATCAAATCTTTAAATGATTTTTTCTCCTCAACTGTTTTGTAATACTTTCGTTTCTTTTCTAAATATCGGGCGTATTGACCTCTTATCTGAGGTTTATTCTTTGCCATATTATTTATATCAGTGTCATCATAGCCATCAAGACTATGAAGTAGTTGATACTCAGTATATGCAACTAGAATGCCTTCTAATTCTACTCTTGGCGTTTCTTTTATCTCATTCCAAGATAAACCTAAGTCTTTCATCAACGGGATGTAGAGAAGTACAGGTTCCGGTGCTTCCCTCATCCAGTAGTAAAATTTTCAGTTATCTCCTGTTGATAAGACAATATTTCAGATGTTATCTGATAACGAAGAGTTACAGGTACCGTAGACCAGTTTTCTTCTGTTAAAGTAACGCCATCAGGATTTTTATCATTAGCTTTCTTTATCATTGCTAATATCCTTTCAATTCCAGCTTCAGTAGCCCAGTCCTGTTTTTCTTGTTCAGTAGCAGTTTCGGGCAGTGCTTTTAGATTAGGTTCCTCTTTCTCTGCAAGTTCGCAGAATTGAAAATGAAAGTCCTTTCCTCTATACGTAACTTTACCAGTTTGTACTTGGTCTGTTAGTTCTACTAGCTCTTCGATTGTCCATACATTTGCGTCTTCAGTCATTCGTGTTCTCCTTATTCACTTTATATTTCGTCTGTGCCTGTAATAGCTGTAGCGGCAGTAACTGTGCCATCTCCAGATATAACAGGTTGGACGTATGAATAAAATTCAATTGTTTCCTCTTGTGCATTGTTAGCATCAAGAGTTCTCGTGTGTGCTGTGATACAGCAATTTCTTAATGTAATAACTTCACCTTCACCATTAGTGGTGCTAGATTTAAGTTCTAAATGTAATCGGTAACCAAAGTTTTGGTTTTTAGATGTTCTAAGACCATCGTGTAGTGTTTTAGTTCCTCCAGTGCCATCAGCAGAAGCAGAATCAAAAACACCATCTCTTGCAGGTGTGTTAAACAAAGCATCAAAGAAGTTCTCGCTTACCTTTCTGGTAATTGTTAAAATCAATTCTTTTTTAATTTCAGCTTGTAAGTTTGTATTTTTACCCATATAAGATATTTCTTCTTGTCTGGTTCCGGGTGTAAAGTCTACACCAATAACATCAGTTAGTTTTGACGCAGCAGTTAATCCAGTACCTCTTTTTGGAATAACGGAACTAAAGTCGGCTCCATTGTTACCAATACCGTTTGTATTGGTTAAGTCACCGGTAGCAGTAACATTAGATGCTCCTCCACTAACAGTGTAAGTACCGTGTTCGGTTGTCATATGAACGTTTACATCACTTCCTAAGTAGTATACCATATTTAAATATCTCCTGAGCCTGTTGCCGTATCAAGGTTAGTTGTAGTAACTGCACTAACTAATAAAGGTGTAACCATACTTGTAAATTCTAATGATTGTTCTTGGGTGCCATCTGGAGTTAATGTTATATTGTTTGCAGTCATTTGACAATTTCTCAATGCAAAAATTTCTTGTGAAGCTTTTAGTTTAACAAGTAATCTGTATCCTATATCAGTACCGGGTTCTTCTAAACCAGTTCTCAAATTAGAACCACCACCATTAGCTTTTAGTCCATATCTACCAGTGTTACCGTCTTCGTCACCAGAATAAAGTACATCAAATACGACATTCTTTCTTTTGAATGTAAGTGTTAAAGTTGTATTTTTTCGGATTTCAGCTTTCAAAGGAGTGTTGTGACCTAGATAGTCAATATCTTCATCCATTGCGCCAATTCCTAAATCTACACCAGTTATATCTACTAAAGCGTCTCCGGGAAACTCTTGGTTAGTATCATTCAAACTGTTAATACCAAGTGATGTTGTAGGTGATGTAGCACCTTCTGCAGCAATTGTATATTTATTAGTAGTTTCTGTTATTTTTACAGAGTTACCTGCGAGTTCGGTGGTTATAATAACCTCCACATCTGAACCTAAGAAATATGCCATATTTGGAACCTCTACATTTATTTAGTCATCAATTATATTTAAAGGTTGTGCTACTTAGCTCGTATACCTAGTGCCAAAAAGAGATGACATAGCGGTTCTAAAATCTGTAAAAACGCCCTGTCTTGTTAAATTAGCTGCTTCTGCTTGTTTAGTTCCTACTTTAGAAGTATAAACAAACGGTCTAATTGATGCAGGTGATTTCCACGTTTTTATATCTCCTGCCCATCTGTGACTTCTTTTACCTACAAACACTTTATCACTAGCCCAAGTAAAATACCTTTGGGAAAACATAGTTTTGTTTACTTTATCTTCTAATGTTTTACTTTCTGCAATCCACTCCATAGCCCACTGATGAAATGCATTATTATTAGAAAATTTAGTTTTAGGGTCAAACATATCCTGCCAAGTTCCTGACTGAAATGAACCACCATATGCTTCGTTAACTAAAGTAGATAAATGAGTAACGAAATCACCTCTAGACATTATATTAGTATGCATAGTAGGAGCAAAGGGTGTATCAGTAACTTTACCCGGATATCCTACGTGTAATAATTTATTAGCGTAATAATTTCTATATTGTATAAGTTTACCATCATACTCAAATTGATTTTTGCCACTCATCATTCTTAATGTACTTCTAGCTGCTTGACCAGCTTTTTCACCTAACATATGATTAGCTGCAGCTTGTCCTATATCCATATTTATACCTACATCTGGTATTAGACCTCCAGATAAACCTATTTTATCACCCTTATTACTCAATCCTAAAATAAGTAAATCACCAGCACCAGTAGGTATTGCAAATTCGTAATAACCCTTTTTCTTTGCATCCTTTTCAAATCTTCTTTGAGCCTGTCCTCTTAACTCGAATTGAGTATCTGGATTGTTAATTTCTGCCCTCATTTGTTGTAATATAGGAACAAGAGCAACAAACCTGTCTTTAGCAGTTTTACCTCTTAAAGCTTTTACACTAGTTGGTAAGGATGATAGTTGGGATGCTATAACTTTATCACCCTTTGTTTGTTCACCAAATCTACCTATCAAAGTTTTTTCGGTAACATCTAAACCAGTACTTGTTTTTGTATTTGGACTCAAAGCACCAAGCATTTTACCTTCTTGTGCTTTAAAAAATTTATCAAACATCTTACCTTCAGGGGTTAATTTACCATTTTTATTTCTGTATATAACATCTATTTGTTGTTCTTTACCAGCTCTTTTAGGCATCAATTGTTTTACTTTATCTACTATTTTTTTCTCTGTAGGCCTTTCTTTAAAAGATTTCATTTTATGTAAATGTGGTGCTAAATAAATTAACTTCTCTTCTGTAGACCTAGCAGTTGTATCTCCAGAACTTCTGATGATTGCTTTGTATCCTATATCCCCCATACGGTCACCAGTCTGTCTTTTTATTCTCATTAACAAGTCCATAACAGCTTCTTGTGATTTACCAACAAAATTATGTTGCATCAAAGCTTTATTGTAAAATCTGTGCACTCTCCTCATTAGTTCGTCAGAGTCTTCAGTTTCTTCATCCATACGCAAATCGCCACCAACTCTACTACTCCAAAAATAATGCGCAGCTCTCCAATTATTCCTAGGGTCACGTTCGTTATCACCGGGTCTTTTTTTAGAAAACTCACCAGTTCTCCAGTTAAAACTAGTAGTAGATGGAGGTAATTGTTTAGCTTTAAATCTTGCCCAAGTAAGCCAACTAAAAGTTTTTTTCTTAAGATATTCTTTATCATCAACGTTGTTAGGCGAATACTGTGGTTGCCATCTAAAACTGTATCTTTCGTTGGGATTCTGACCTACCCTACGATACATATACTTTACAACATTATCTCTTTTGCGTCTGTATAAAACATTCAAACCAATTCTTATTAATCGTTTACTTCGTTTCATCTATAATTTTTAAAAACTACTGAATAAACACAACTACCACCATACAACTCTAACTCAGGGTCATATCCTATATCAATCCAATTTCCTAAGTTTCTTTCTACAATCTCTGTTGTTGCAGTAGAAAAATCAGTGTCAGTTATACTGTTAGCAACATTTAATAATAAATAGTTTAACAACCTCCTTTGTTTGAACATTGTATCAGGACTACCGTTACCTGTGGTATCTATTTGTTTTTGTGAATTTTTATCTATTATAATATGAAAAGTAAATACTAAACCAACTAACTCCCCTGTTTTTGTTTCGCCACCAAAAGATACTTTCTCACCCATAAACCTATCAAACTCACCTGAACTTGTTAACTCCATAACTATACAAGGATACTCAGCATCGTTTGCCTCTGGAAACTGAGGGTATACTCTAATCCCAGAGTGGTCTGCGCGTAGTTTATCTATGATTGCTCTTTCTATAATATTAATGTGGTCTTGTGACATTACTTCTTCTTCCTTTTACTATTTCTTTTTCTTGCAGCTGCAGCCTTCCTACCTTTCTCAGGATGCAACTTATTGTGTTTTGCAGGTGTTACCTTTTGTAAGTTAGAACGTCGAGCGTTCTTTGCGGTATGCTTACCTTTGTTTTTGTGATGTACTACCTCACCTTTACCTGCGTTAGCTTTACGTCTGTAGTAGTGTGCAGATTTACCACCTTTCCAAGAACCATTAGCTTTACCATAACGTGCCATCGGAGACTTCTTACTCCAACGCTTCTTACGGTTAGTTGAAGTATCTTTAAACTTCTTACGGGCGGTTGTACGCGGTGCCATATGCTTGCCTCCTACTATCCCTGCGTCCTTCAGTTCTTACACAACTGAGTGACATAAATTCATCATTGTAATCGTTAATCTCGTGTATACTCCATTCAGCAGACTTGTAATACTTAACATCTTTGATGGTTAATTTATCTGCGTTATCGCAATTGAACTCTAATCTAAATATCCTTAAATCATTAATGTAGTTAAATGATGCACCACTAGTTACAGGTGTGTTATGTCTGGTTCCATTTTGATATATACTTGCACTTGTAGTGCCTGAAGTAAATGGTAAATCAACAGTCAAATAAGTGTCATCTAATAATACAAAATTATCATTATCCCAATTGACTCTGTATGCAGAACTAGTACCTCCGTGGTAAGACCTAATTGCTTTTAGTTCTACACTACCACTACCTTTGATTTTAAACTGTAATCTGTCAGCTGCTAAAGTGTTTATAGCTGAAGTTTGAAAAAGTAAATTACCATCGCCAGTTGCAGTAAGTGTCAAAGATTCACCATCTGAAGCCACGCTACCTGTACCAGTCCATCCTGTAGTCCCAGTAGTAGGAACTTGATACACAGTCCTATCATAGTCTATAATCTTGTCAAATCCTTCCGGTTCATTGAATGCAGTCGCCCCGCTAAAGTTTGGGAAGTTTTTAAGAGTACCTAAATTTGGTAAATATATATTTGCTTTACCAGTAACATTGTGTCCTGCACGTTGTTGTACAAAACTTTTGTCTGTTTTGTTGTGTATGTAAGCACGAACATCTGGCACAATTATTTCTTGGGCAGATATAGTATCTGTTTCTACACCGTAATTATCTTTACCGTATACAGGAGGTCTATAGTATGTAACTTTGCGAGACTGTCCAGTCTGAAAGCTTAGGCGTTTCAAAAGCCCTGACATATTGATTCCTATTTTGCCCATACTTAATTACCATAGTTTACACCGCGCGGTCTCTTACGGATATTCTTCGTACTGTCCTCACCAGTAACGTTCTTGTTCCAGTTGACAGTTCCAAGGTGTGGGTCTGCATTGTAAGTTGTTGTCTTGATACTTACACCCAGCTTGAACCTCAACATCTCTAAAGCAAGGTCTATAAAATACCTATACTCTTTTGTGTCATAATAAACTTCGACATCAGCTAATCTGATTCTTTCGATACCCATTCCGTTTTCAACAACAGAAGCTAAGAAACACGTGTAGTATACAACTACTTGGTCATATCCTGCATCTCCACCTAATGTATATGTTAAACTACTTTCTGCTTGAAACCAGTCTACAGACATATTACCTAAGATATCGATATTCTCATTATCTAATTCTTCTGATGATATACCTGCTAGTAATCTAACTTTATTTCTAAAAGCCGCATTGAATGTTACACTTGCCATCTACATCATCCCCATTGCACCAGCACCACCAGCGGCTGCTACTACAAGAGCTAACCATCGGTGTAACTGATTCTTAATATCATTTTCCCACAACTCGTGGTGATGAAGGTGATTTGTAAAAAGAGTTTCAAACTTATCCATTCTATTGTAGATGTTTTTTATACGTTCATCTACTCGGATAAGCAACTGTTCTTTTTCTCCTTCATCCATATTTAAATATCCTCAAATTTGTATTAAAAGGTTTGGCTTATTCTGGAACCAAATGGTTCGCGTTGTCCAAACTAGGTCCTCCTAACCTTATATCTCTATCCTCTGCCGTGTCTGTTTCTAAACTTAAAGTTGTGTCGTGTCCGGGTGTAAATTGTATAATATCACCAGTACAGTTTGTTACAGTGCCTACAACAGTAAGTTCTTCATTAGTAACATTTAAGTCATCTATATCTCCAACTATCTGAAAACCGTTTTGTGATTCAAAAGGAACTTTTTGTCCTGAAGCATCACCACCTACTGTACATCCGGGACCTGCGGTGAAAACTGAAGTAGATTGTGATTCAAATCCACCTGAATTATCATTTAACACTAAAGCACCAGCGCCTAATGCAAATGCACCTGTCCCATTCATATCAACTACTTTTGCAGTTATTGTTTTATCATTAGCGTTAAAAGTTCCTCCACTATTTATTAACAACTCTGTTGTAAGTGTAAGGTCTCCTCCTGCGGTTGCAGTTCCGCCTGACTCCATTTGTATTTGTTTTGTGGTTAACGCAGGAAGAGTAACTGTGGTAGGATTTGCTACAATTAAATTCTTTAAATTTGCTATACTTGTTGCCGCTGTTCCTACTGTAAATGTTATACTACCTCCTTGAAGAAATAGTTTTTCATTTTCTTCAGAAGCTAATGAACCAGCTATGCTTACGTTACCATTTATTTTTAAGTCATTACCAGTTGCACCAACGCCATCTAATGTTATAGTCCCAGTACAAGATAAATGTTTTAATTCTTCATTATCTAAAAAGAATATCTTTTTGCCAGTACCAGACATAAGAAGCGTAGAACTGCCTTGTGTAAATGTTCCTGCTCCTGCCCAAAATGCACTTGTTAATGTTCCTGTGTTTGTATTTGAGCTACTATCTTCTAATGATGTTCCTGAACCTTCGTCACATTTATATCTAGCTACTAAACCTGTTGAACTTGCTAAAGTTCCCCCTTGAAACATATCAGTTCTTATTTGCGCTTGAGTTTTAGCAACATTAAATAATCTTATTTCATCAAGCGAACCTGTATAATAAGTAGCACTACCTTCAGAACCTAAAATTAATTGACTTGATGAAGTAGTCATTGTACCTGTTTCTGCCAACGTATTTTCTAATTTACCATCTACATAAATTTTCATACTTGTTTGGTCGTACGTTGCTGCAATATGATGCCATTTATCATCATTAACTGTCGAGGTTCCTGCAACTGTTTTGTTAGAACCTGTGAATATTAAGAAATTAGCTTTACCATCTTTGGTTTCTATTCTGTAAAAACCGCCTTGTTTAACGACAAAAGTTCCTTGTGCATCTGTAGTTTTGAACCAACATTCTATTGTTAAAGCTGTTGTAAAATCTAAACTGTTATCATCCGCAATAACCACTTGGTCATCAGTTCCGTCAAATGTCAAAGCACTTGCGCCAAGCAGACCACCACTGGTAGTAAAATCTCCTGCTACTGTCGTAGTGTAACTTCCTGCGTTATATGTTGCCCCTGCAGCTATTACCATATCTCCTACAGTTGTATTATCATTCGGTGCAATAATTCCTGACATACACACTCTTTTTGCAGCAGTGTTGGTAAATGTCCCTGACTCAGTAGCACTACCTGCTCCAAAATTAGTACCCATCCATTTCCATTGGCCATCACTCATATCGTTAAAACCTGCGGTGTTATTGATTATTGCAGCAGTGCTAGTATTTTGTGTAGTCCCATCAATATTTACTTGATTACAATAAATTAAAGCACCATCACAGTCTATTGTTCCTGAGTTAGTAAACGTGCTACCAAACCTAGCCCTTTGTCCATTAAAATCTAAAGTATCTCCACTACTTACTGTTACGGCATCAAACTCACAATCCCCATCTAAGGTAACTTTAGTTCCGCCTCCTCCAGTTGAAGTATCTCTTTGGTAATCTATAAATTTAATATTTATTTCTGTATCAGGAGCTTCGTTGTTCCAATCAATAGGGTCTCCTGAACCTGAATCCAATATGGCTGGAAATAATACATTCTTACCGTGAACGTGAGCAGGATTGCCAGTGCTAGTTCCAGCAGGCCTAATACCTCCTGATGACCAACCAGCCGTATATGTTCCTTGTGAAGTGTCTGTTCCTAAAGTTAAAGTCTTATTAGCCGCTAAATTCATAAAACCTGCGGTGTTTGTAAATGTATTTTCGACTGTAACATTATTTTTAAGAAACATATGATAACTGTTTGCTGCTCTGTTATGAGTTAAATTAAAAAATACAGGTTCTACTGTTCCGTTTTTATTAATCATTTGACTTACATCAGCACTATGGTCAAGTGTTACTGTTCCACTGTTATGTGTAAAAACTCCAAAATTATCCATAGTTACATTGCTTGTCACACCTGCAAGAGCCATATTACCTCTTGGTGCTGACAAAGTTCCGTTAGCTGCTATCGTAAGTGAACCGTCAAGGTCAAGAGTGCCGTTTACGCAACTTGCGTTTACTAATCCTGAACCTTGTGCATCATAATCTGTCCCTGTGCCTGAATCTTCAAAAGCACCTGCTGTGTTAGCTGTTGTTCCTGAAGTATAACCTTCATCAAGTTTCCAATGATGTAAAGGCGTTTGCGGATAATAACCTGAATAAAGTGAAGCTACTTGCTCATCACTAAAGTCGTAATCATATAATCTTAAATCTCTTAATTTACCATCAAAAAAATTGCCTGAACTATCCCAATGCCTTCCTATCTTTGCACTATCCGAAGTTGTTGCATTAATTTCTCCAACACTACTTACAGTTTCTTGTAATACTCCGTTTTGATATAAATATGCTTTATCATTAGCACCATCTTGAACTATAACATAGTGCATCCAAGTGTTTGTCGGATGAACCTCTCCAAACTGTGCTTTAAGCGCACCTGCGCTTGTATCTCTTAAAAAATAAAACGGCCTATTAGCTGTTCCAAAAGACATACCTAAAGCAAATGCGGTTTTAGAACCCGAATCTTCAAACCCTGTGTTAAATATACGAGTTTCGCTAGCATTGCCATCGTTGTAAACCCAAAGTGCAAATGTTTTTTGTGCAGACTCACTCCAAGATTCTAAAGGATTATTTATGTTAATAAAATCGTCACTACCATTTAACTCAACAGATGACAAAGCCAAACCCTCTACCTTTCCTTGTGTTACTGTAAACGTTCCATCTGTCGTTGTACTATTATCATATACATCTACACTGTATTCATCATATATCCAAGTACCGTTTGTCATTGTTGCATCATAATCGGTTCCTGAATCATCGTGGTCCGTTATAGTTTGACCACTGCCTTCGTTTATCTTATACCAAGCTTTCCTGTTGTCTATTCCAAACGTAGCTGAGTCTACATTTATCTTAGATGCTAATTGTTTTATTTCTGTTTCAGTAAGTAAATCTCCAAAGAATTTAACATCTGCCACATTACCTTTGAATAAATTTGCTGGACTTGCACTATTCTCACCGCCAATCAACCATTGAGCATTAGAAATTGCATTAGATGAATGAGAAGAAATGTCTTGCGTAATTTTAGCTACTCCATTGACATACAATACTGCGTTAGCACTTCTATCTAATGTAATCGCAATATGTGTCCAACTTCCTAAATTACTAGGGTCTATATCATAATTACCACTGTTACTTGCACTTGATACTCTAAAAAACAAATTTTCTGCACTGTTAACTCTTAATGTAAAACTATTAGCAAGACCTGCTTGACCTCTATTTATTAAATGTTGTTCAGCAGTAGATATAGCACCTGCTTCAAACTTGACCCACATAGATATAGAAAAATCATTAGTTCCAAAATCTAAATCACTTGCAGATGGAACTGTAATATAATCATCACCGCTAAACTCTACAGTACTGTCAAGATTTACATTAACGTTTGCTGCTCCAAGATTTCCTTCTATTATTCCGCCCGTGCCGTTAAACTCTATATCGCTCATATCTAATGACTAGTTATTGTCCCTCCTACGTTTCTAAATGAACCATTTACTATGGTCTTACCACTACCACCACCACCTGTAAGTATAAGCTCTCCGCCTTCTACTACGATGTTTCCAAATGTATTAGTGTGAGTGTCGTTAGCCCCTCTACCAAAAGTTCCTGCTTGAACTAATAAAGTTCCTTTAACAGTCAAATCTCTACCTGTATCGCCTGTAGGTCTCATTAACCCTGAACCTAACTTTGTTAAATTATTTTCAATTATTGACCTATTGTAATTTACAGTACCATCGCTATCTACTATTAAATTGTAAAGGTCTACACCTGTGGTTCCTATTATATCTAAATTAGTAGAAGTATCGTGGTCTATCTTAACGGTGCCTTTGTTGTGTACAAACGAGCCATCATTGTTTATTGCATTTCCACCAGAAGATTCACTAGTAATAGTAGTAGTTCCGCTTGTTGCAAAATATGTTCCTGTGCTTCCTATTGTAAGACTTCCCATACTTGCGTTGTGTGATGCTGTATTTAATTTTAGAACACCTCTTGTAATTGTTACATCGTTTGCAGCTATAACACAATCTGTTCCTGTTTTTGGTCTAAACACAGCCTCGTGACTATCACTTGAACTTGAGTTTAAAATAAAATTATACATCGGATTAGAACTTACAGATTTTATATGTCCTGCGTTTGTCTGAGTTATAGTTCCATTGTTATGATTAAAATTTGTACTGTTGTTTTGAAATGACCAAGCACTTAACGTTCCATTAAGAGTTAAACTTCCTGACGCATCTGGAGCGTTTAATGTTCCATTTGCTGAAATAGTAATACTATCTACAGACACAGTTGAAGAATTACAAGTCAATCCTCCTGCTGCCGCTATAATTACATCTCCTGTTACTGTAAGTGCGTGATTACTTCCACTTGTTGTTAAAGTTCCTTGAGATATTGTAAGATTTCCTGCAATCATTAATGTATTTGTCATAGTAGCTGTTTGATTGCTGTTTAATACTAAATTATTAATTAAATCATTTACAGAAGATTCTAAATTATATGACGAAGCTGTAGTAATAGTCTGCGTTCCTGCGGCTGTATTAACTGAATCTGCTCCACCTATAATGATTCGATTACTCAATCCTGAACCGCCGTGCCCGTTTAATTCAGTAGCTCCTGAACTAAAAGTACACTTTGCTGCTGCATTATTGTCTACTGAAATACTGCCAATAGTATGTGTTCCAGAACCTCCAGCAAATGTTCCACCTTGTTTTACGTGTAATCCTAAACCATCTGTCTTACCAGAACCTAGACTTACTGTTGAAGTATTACAAGTTAATGTTGAATCATCGGCTGAACCGCCACCTGCACCTACTATAGTACTTCCTGTTACTGTAAGGTCTAAATCTCCGCCTGAATCTCCAGAAAGTGTGTTATATTCGCCAGCAAGTATTTTCAAATCACCTAACACTCTAAACGGACTTCTCCTGCTTCTTTGTATAGCACTTGCGTTATTTACAGTAAAATTATACGGCCCCTCATTACCTGAAGTAGTAGATTCCCAACTTATTTCTGTGTTACCTGCAAAAGTCATAATGATTGTTCCATCACTATGTGTTACTGTTGAATTTACACTGGTAACTATATTGCGATTGTCTCCTGTTTTTTCACTATCTACAGTTGTATCACCACTTGTAAAGTCCATTTTTGCATCACCAAAGTTTGCCACATTTATTGAGCCAATAGTATGATTTCCTGAACCTCCGTCAAAAGTACCACCTTTAACTACAGTCAAACCATAATCATCTGTTTTGCCTGAACCTAAACTTAATGTTGAATCATTACAAGTTAATGTTGCTTGGTCTGCACCACCACTTGCTGGCCCTATTCTAGTATTTCCTGCTACTGTAAGTGCATGATTACTACTTGCATTTGTGTTTAAAATTCCTTCTGTAATTGTAAGATTTCCTGCAATACTCAAAAAAAAGTCTAAAAAATGTACATCAGATGAAGAACCTAAATCAACTTCTAAATCGTTAATAGCTCCAGTCGCTCGCTCACGAATATAAGCGCCATTAGCTTCTACTTTAACGTTTAACGTTCCACTAATAGTGCTTCCACTTATAGCTCTCAATGAGTATGAACTGCCATCTTTGCCAACTATTACTAATGTTCTTGTGCCAGTTATAGTAAGAGTAGCGTTATTCTCAATAGTTACTGAGTGCGCCCGTTCATCTTGTGACATAGTAACGTTGTGTCCATCTTTAATGGTTACATCGTGTGTATCTCCAGCTCTACTAACTCCACCTGACCAAATACTGCCAGTTGACCAGTTACCTGAGCCTGTAGACTCTATAGCTGTAGGCATTAGGCCACCTCACTTACTGAGACTATATTAGTGTATATAGGAGAAGCCATTCACTAAATGGTCCCCTGTAAGAACATTAGACAATTCCCTGCATTAAATGTCGGAGTGCCTGATGCTATTGACATTGTCACACCTATAAATTTCAAACCTGTAGTTGCTATAGATTTCATAGCTGCTGAATCGTTAGTAATAGTTATGTCATCACCAATCTGTACCCAGCGACCTCCGCCTACAGTTCCATGAACATCTGCATCAAATAGACTTCCATATACTTTTGCAGTAATTGTTGCACCTTCACCTTCATTGCGTATCTGAACAGTAGCCCTTTCAAAAGTCTCTGCGTCAATTACGTCTAAAACTACTGCTGCACTACCAGTAAGGCCTACTGCATCATTAGAGACAAGCATTGTCTTTACTGAACTACTTATTCTTTTTGATGTTACAACGTTTGTTGGCATTAATCAGCCCTCTTAGCTTTCTTCAAGCCTTTGGGCTTTTTAATAGTATTGCATTTACAGACGCCTTTGCATTTGTAACTACCTTTCGGACAGTCTACTTTTTCTTGCTTGATTCCAAGACCTTTGCCGCGAGTTCTAACCCCGCCGCCGACCTCTTTAGCCCCAACCTTAGTTTGGACTTCAAACTCTTGTGGTCTGGCAAGTAACTTTGCAATAAATTCTTCGAACCTGTTGTCAGTTTCATCAAACGTGTAGACTTGACCGGGGTGCAACACAATGCTGCGCCCGCTGTCAGTCCTACGGAAAGAAGGCTTAGTTCCTTTATACCTAATCGTAACCATGATATCATAGCTCCAATTAAATTTAAGCGCTTACTTCCAGTCCGCGTATTTGTCCTTGTGTTTTGAATTTAGTTGCGATTAACTCACCAGCAGTCAAGAATGCATAGTTGCGTTTCAATGCTGCTACGTTAGCTAAATCTTCTTGTGCTAAGAATGTAGTTGGTGCTGCAACTTTAACATATAAGCTAGACATATCCAATAATAGGATAGGTCCCATACCTGCTGTGCTTCCGCCTGTAGCGTTTGCCATTGGGTCTTTCAAGTGTTGTGTTGCATAAATTGGTATACTGTCATAGTATCCAACTCTTCCATCTAAATTCATTCCCGGTTCTGATGCAACTCCGTTAGTTCCTTTTGGAGCTTGGTTTTCTAGTGCCATTCTCCATGTTGCGTTAGAAGTTCCTGCTGTAATTAATTGTTTAATTTCAGTTAACTGTTGATAACCAGTTAGGAAAATTAAATCACTGTAGGTTGCACCAGCTTCGATTGCATTCTGAATTATTTGGTCAAGCATAGACAGAGTCAATGGCCTTTCGGTTTCGTTACCGCCACCAATTGTTCCGTGGTCCACATATCCGTGGTGCCATGCGTTTGCGTCTGAACGGTCAATAACTGTTCCACCATACATATTTGCGTGTTCTGCAGTTAATGCAGTGGTAGTTGTATCATCCATTGCTACTCTTAGTAAAGATTCCATGTTGTTTCCTGCTAAATTTGATGGGTCTTCACATAGCATTTTGTCAATGTAAAAAGAGTGTGCTTCTGCTGCTTGTTGTCTTAGGAAAGTTGCCAATCCTTTAACTCCATCATCAGCTTCTGAAAGCAATGCTGCTCTAGTTGTAACTGTGTAAGGACTTACTATTTCTTTCATAGTTGCACTTACTTCTACAATGTCTGGGACATCTCCTTCAACTGCTGCTCCAGAAGGACCAAAGTCTCCACCTTCTGCAATACCTTTGTTAGATGCTGCTACAGTTCGGTCAGTCAATACTCTCCAACCTGATTGTGTCCAGCCTTCTTTTCTAAGTAGCTTGAATACATCAGATTTAGTATTTAAGTTGTTAAATACACTTGCACCAAACATGGTGTTGAAGTATTTGTCGTCAGATGTTGTTAACTCATCTGCTGCTTTGCTTATTCCGTATCTCTGGGAGATTTCTAATCCGCCTTTGTAGTAAGCGTTAACATATTCTGTAAAACTCATTCCTGCCATCTTAGAATCCCTCCACTATGTTTTTGTTTGCTTTCATGTTGTCTATCTCCTCTAAGGATTTTGATACATTCAAAAAGTCAATTGCTGCTACTTCTTCAGCTTTTGGAGCTGGAGCAGGTGTTGCTTTCTTTCCTGTATAAACGTTAATACCGTGTTTTTTCAAGGTTGCTAAAGATTTTTCTAGGTCGTCAAGTTTAGTAGATTTCTCTTCTTCTTTCTCTTCATACATCTTTTCTTCTTCTTCTTCTTCCTCTTCTTCAGGTTCTTCTTCCTCTTCTTCCTCGTCTTCTTCGGCTTTCTCTTCGCCCATATCTTCAAGGTACGCGAGTACTTCTTTTAGCTTAGCAAGGGTGTTTTCCATGTCTTTCATTAGTGCCTCTTCCTTACCAAGTTCAACTGGCTCTTCTAATCCAGCAGCTAATTCAACTTCCTCTGTTTCAACGATTTCTTCGTCGGTAGATTTAGCATGATTGCCACCACAACTGCATTCTGTCATGTATATAGACTGAGAAAAGGGTATATAAGTAATCGAAACTTTCCGGAAACTACCTTTTACGAGACCAAGAAGGCGTTCTTCCCCTTCTTAATCTTTCTTTAGGTTTCCAACCTGATTGAGACATTGCATTTTGAAAAGACCTGCCAGATTGGTCTCTAACTCTACTAGGACTCATTTTAGGGCCACGTCCGGGAAATGAACCGGGGTCTCTCCAAAGCTCTGCACAAAACGCTCTTGGTTTTTTTACATTTTGAAGACCCTCATAATTTCTAAGATGTTGTTTTGCATTAGCAACACAAGCTGCCATAAATGCCCGCATACCTCTTCCAGTCCTTCCTGTCCTTGGAGCCTTACTAATTTTATTAATGCCTTTCAAAACTTTACACTTTTTTATACCTGCAATGTCCCATATGTGTTTGTCAATTTTTCCTAGTATGTCTGTTACACTACTTGTACTCCACATCTTACAAGACCAATACCTTGCCTTATGTTTAGGTCCGGGACTATCACAATTGTGTCTTGCTCTAAAGTTTCTACGTTTGTCAGGACTATCACGCTTGATGTCCATCTTAGGGTCGCCAAACTTTACTTGAACTATATTTCCTTTATCGTTTTTTACGTAAACCCCAAATTTCTTGTTCTCACCTTTTAACCGAAAAGGCTTGTTAAGATTCACTTTACTACCTTGATACTCTGCTTTTAACAATCTTGATTCATCATGTTCTTCTATAACTTCAAATGGAAACTCTTCTACTGCACCTACGTGCTCTTCGTAATCTCCTAACATTAATACAGGACCATCTTTGTATGCCATCCAATGATGTCCCTTTGGTGCTTTAACTTTTACAGAAGCTACAGCTTTTCCTAAAGGCACGCAGTTAGGAACTTTCTTGCCTCTTAGCATCTTAGTTCCTATCATCTCATAACCTGCTTCACAAGGTTTCTTTTTTATCATGTCAAGAATGCTATCTAGTTCTTCATTCATTTTACTAAATCTTCTAGCTTGTATTGCTCGCTCTTGATTTACTGCGCCTGCGCGCGTAGAATGACAACCTAATAATCTTTTATCTTTTTTAGCAAATAGACAATACTTCTTTCCTCTACGTTCTATTATCTTTTCTAACATTCCCTCTACTTCATCTAATGTTACTTGCTTTGTCACCTTGATAGGTTCTTGTTCTTTTGCTGCCGCTACTTGTGTAACGGTAGCTTCTGGGTTAGCTGGTCTGTTGCCAACCCATGATACGGACCAAAGAGACAACTCGGAGATGTTGTTGTGGCAGACGTCTCCTTCGCAGACCTTCTCTTGTTTTTCGGCTTCCCCTCTAATAGAGGAGCCACCCTTGTCACCGTAAATCTTCATCTCTTCCCACACCCTGTCATGCATCGGAAGCTTGTTGTGTACTCCAACTCTAATCTTGACTTTACCGTCTTTAACTTTATATGCAAGAGGAAGACCCACTGGCATCTCCTCATGCTTGTATGAATAAACACCGTATTTCATATAGAAATCCATGGACTCTTTAATTGTGTCAGTACCTATCTTGTCGTTCTGTTTGTCAATAATAGGTGAAGAAATATATGTTTCTAAAATTCTCTCGTTATACCACTCTGGTCGATAGACCTGCCACTTAGTATTCTGAGCATCTGCCACGGCCTAATATTAACTACGTGTATATAAACAATTAACTTTTTCCGGAAGCCTTCCTTCTAAGGCGATTTCCTTCTAACATTATCTGACTATTTATCTTTGACATATTTTCTAGTAAAGCATCTCTGCAAGCAAACGTTCCCTCTGCAAATGGTTGATTTTTAAATATGTTTTTTGCAAACCACCAATAACTATCTACTGAAGGATATTTGATTGCGTAATCTTTTAACCTTTCAGTCATATTGTGATTCCTAGAACCAAATCCAGTTCCAGATACAGATGGCATTGGCGAATAACCACCAAACTCTATAATCTTTGCAGCAGGATGGTCAGACACTAATTGAAAAACTGCCTTGTTACCAAAATTGCCTATCATAGGCTCTATGCTTTTACCAACACTTCCCGTAACATAATTCCAACGTTCATATACTTTTTGTTCAGCAGCATCTCTAATCATAACTGCTGTATTAGCTAATGCATTTTCAAAAATAGTTTGCCAATTTTTTTCTTTTTTCCAAAAGTTAATTGAATTAGTAATTTGTTCTAAACCTGTAACTTTAAAAGGGCCGGGTTGTCTTTTTGGTCCGAATCTTTTCATTTGTAAGATGCTACTTCTTCAGGTGATGCATCTCCGTACTTTTCTTTCCACTTTCTATTTACTTCCTGTGCAGCCTTCTGTCTCATTAACATCCTACTATTCTTGTTGTACTGTCTCATGTATTCAGCTTTGTTATTCCAAGCCCTGTCATGCTCACACTCTTCACACAATCCATTAGACATTAATCTAACTCTGACTTCTCCTGCTAAACATTTCTTACATTGTTTCATGGTTTTAATGCTCCTACTTCTGGTTTAGCCTCCTCAGGCATAGTAACTTGAGGTTTGTCTGGAAGCATTAAATTACCATCTTTATCTAATGTAGCTTCTATTCCTACCTTATTTAATACTGTAATTATATTTGCCTTTTGTAACATATTAGCTAATGCTTGTTGCTCGTTCTTTGTATTAATATCTGCAAACTTTACTTTCCAAGTTTGAATTCCCATCAACTTCATCAATGGTTTCAAAAATCCCATTTCCAAACATTGTTGAGTTTCTAACACAGTTCTGTCAAACAAAGATATCTGCTCTCCTTCTGCATTCAACCCACCTACGCCTGCTGTGCTACCTGTTACTATCGGCATCACTCCATACGATGCGTTTATGTCGTTGTTAATGCGTTCCATGTAAGGCAAAGCCATCAACTCATCCATGTTAGGCATAACAGGTACAAACTTTGCCTGTCCGCTTGAGCCTTCACCCCTACTACTTATAATAGGAACAAAGTTTGGATTACGTCTTGTCTCCTCTGCAATGTATTCCCCTAACCTATTCAATGATTCCTCATCATGACCGGGAATATCCAAGAAACCCTTAGGTGGCCTCTCTAGTTTGTAAATCTTGTTTTGGAAGTTCTCAATGGCGAGCGCTGTTTCGATTTTCTTAGAAAGACCTATCCATACAATCTGGCATTCGCACTGTATTTATTAAAATGAATTATCTCATCCCTTGCAAAAGGAATCTTATCTTCATCCTGACCCATGTCATAAAAATATGCCATAGGTTCAGCTTCAAACCCACCTTCTCCTAACTCTCCTTTCTCCAAAGGCTGTCTGGTTATTATATCAAAATATTCATCGTTTTTAAACTTACCATAATCATCTACATGAAATCTCATCTGCTTTGCATCTTCTACCCAAAGCTCCTTGACTATCTTATCTTCACTACCCTGTATCCTGTCGTAAACAACACTTACCCAACAATCATCAAATACCTCTACTTGTCGTATCATTGCCTTAAAAAATTCCG